CTCTCCTGTCATGATGGATGTGCCTGGTGATGGGTGAGAGCAGGGGCCCGCCGGCGCGATGCCAGCGGGCCCCTGACTCTTGGTGAAGTGGACTCAGATCAGTCCAGGTGGGACACGGCCAGCGAGATCAGCGTCGGGCGGTTCGCCTTCGGCGGGACCTCGGCGCCGGCGTCCTTGAGCAGCTTGCGGATCTTGGCGTCGGTGAAGGCGGCGTACTTGTCGGACTTGCTCAGCGCCTCGTCGTCGTCGTCCTCGTCGTTGCCGAACTGGATGTCGCCGTCGTCGGCCTCGGCCTTGTCCTTCGCGGCCGCGATGGTGGCATCGCCCCCGGTCCGGATCTGCTCCACGTGGTCCTCCACCGCAGCCCGGACGGTGCCGAGCATCTCGATGATGTCGATCGGCTCGAACTCGTCGAGGTCGATCGGCCCGTCCTTGCGGTGCGGCTTGAGGGTGAGCTGGCTGGCCGAGCCGGACCCGGTGACCGTGAGCGTCCACGGGAAGGCGGTCATGTCGAACTCACCGTCGTTCATCTCCACCTGGGTGCGGTAGAAGTTGAGCACCGTGCGGCTCGCGGTGGCCGAGAGCTTGAGCACGATGTGGCGGTGGGTGAGCTCGTCGGTCTCGCTGTCCTTGACAATCTCGATGAAGTTCAGCGACATCACGTCGGAGGCCTTGGCCTTGCCGTTCTTCGCGAACTTGCCGGGCACGACCAGCGCGATCAGCGGGTCGTTATCGGGGCGCGTGGTGCGCTTGGACTTGCCGGTGTCGGGGTCGGTGATGAGCACCTGGTCGTAGACCGGGAACTCCTTGAGCCCGTTGGGCATCTCGACGCCGCCACGCAGGCCCTCGAAGGCGCTGAGCTCGCGGTACTTCACCCAGTCACCCGGGGTGCCGGGGTTCTGCAGGAAGTAGCCCTTGCGGGGCTCGCCGGTCTTCAGGCGCCAGACGTTGGAGCCGGAGCCCTCGCCCTTGACGTAGCCGTCGAGGCCGGCCTCGAAGAGGTCGTCGTCGACGAGGAAGCTGCGCTCGGTGGTGGTGTTCATCTGGTGGTTCCTCACTTCTCGTTGGATGGGTTGGTTGCTGCTGACTTGCGTGCTGCGATCTCCGCCAGCTTCATCGACCGGTACTGCTCGGCCACGGCGAAGTTGAACTCCAGGGCGAAGTCCGCCACGCGCTCACCGAGCGCGTACTGGTTCTCGCCGGGCAGCGCCCTGAAGCAGGTGTTGGTGCCGACGTAGTGGTCCTTGCCGGCCACGGTGACGGTGTGGCTGATCTTGACCTCCACGCTGTCCTCGCCGAGGAACAGCTGAGTCAGGGAGTGGTCGAGCTCCTCGCCCTCCTCCAGCTCGGCGTGCTCCTCGGAGTCGGGGTCGACCTCGAGGCCTGCGGCGATCGCGTCGATCGCCGATCGATTCTTCTCACTCATCGGTGCTCTCTTCCTGGTCCTCACGGGGCGTGTACTCCGTGAGCCTGATGGATGTCTTCTTCGGCTTCTGGCTGATGAACTGCTTGAGCAGCTCGATGGGCACGTTGCCCTTCTCGATCTCCTTGGCGAGCAGGTCGGTGTCGACCTTCTCCACCTCCTCGATCGTGATGACCCGCCTGGCCAGGTCGGGCGCCAGGCGGTGCATCTTGCGGGTGTCGACCGAGGTGGTCCGGCCCCTGACCGGGGTGGTCTTGTACTGCTTCTCCCCGATCTGGACGATCTCCGACTCCTTGACGTGGTTGTCGATCCAGTTCTCGCAGAACAGGATCTCCTCCTCGACATCGGCCTTCTCGGCCTTGAGCTCCTGGAGCCGCTGGACGGCCTCGGGGAGCTCGGCGATGGCGTCGAAGCGCTCCTGCTTGTCGTCGGCCTCGTCGTCATCGTCGGGTACTGCTGTGAGGTGGGACATGGGTTCCTTCCTGTGATGGGTAGGTCAGGCCTTCAGGGCCCTGACGCGGTCAGCCGGCTCGATCGAGCCAGCGTCTGTGCCACCGAACTTCAACCACTCGACAGAGGTCACGCGGATCCCGTCCAGCTGTTCGTGCGCCCGCTCGGTGGCGGCCCGTCCTGCGTCATCGTCGTCGAAGGCACTGACAACTTCGGACGGGTTGATCTGGTGGATCAGCTGCACCTGGGGTGCGTGCAGCCCGGCACCGTAGGTGCCGAGCACCAGCTCGAGCGGGTCACTCTGGTGGATGGCCAGGACGTCGGATGCGCCCTCGACCAGCACGACCCGCCGGATCTTGACCCGGCGGTTGAGCGCCTGCTCGATCCCGAACAATGTGCGCGAGGTGTGCACGTTGGCCGGGTAGATGTACTTCGGCAGCTCGGCGTCGATGTCGTTGCGACGTACGACGCCGATCACCCGGCCCGCTGCATCTCGCAGCGGGTAGGTGGGCATCCCGGTCCACGGGTCGGTGCCGCACCTGAAGTAGCGCGCGACCCCCTCCCCATAGCGCCTGGCCCAGTAGGGCGAGACGTGGTCACCGTCGAACAGGTCGAGCCACCCCGAGGGGTAGACCCGGACCCGCTCGTCCTTGCGGTCGAGCATCCGCTGGATGTCGTCCGCCGTGGGAGACCAGCCCTCGATCGAGCCAGAGGCCTTGCAGGCGTAGCAGACCCAGAGGCCCTTCATCGTGTTGACCGAGGCCGAGGAGTGGCTGTCCTCGTGCACCGGACAGCAGAAGGGCCTCTCGACCCCACGACCGTTGGTGAGCGCCTCATCCAGGGTGATGTTGACCATCAGCGCCTCCCCAGTTCACGGTTGAGGAGATGCCTGAACGCCTCAGTACTGACCTGCCGCTCCTTGAACAACAGGCAGTCCCTCTCTCTGTCGTAGGAGAGCACTCTTGCCTTCTCCAGAGCCCTGAGCACACCGCTGGTACCTCGATCCTCGAGGCTGTTGATGAAGTCGACGAGGTCCATCAGTCGTCACACCCGTTCGGGCAGGCGCCGTTGGGCAGCTGCTCCATGAGGCAGCAGCTGCTCATCGGCCGCTTCGCCGCGAGGTCGTCGCGGTAGGAGCACTGGCCGGGTACGTGCTGGGGCACGGTGGCGTCGCTGGTGCCGTAGAAGATCCGGTCACCCGCCTTGATCCCGTCACAGCGGTCCTCGTTGGCGCACGGCCCGTCGTGGAGGGCCTCGAAGACCCTGCTGCTCAGTCCGCTCACCCCTCGCCCTTGGTGCCGAACAACTCGTTGAGGTCGATCTCGATCACGTGCACGTCGGCGATGCCGGCGGCGGCGACCAACTTGAGGAGCTCCTCGAGCGGGCCCGACTCCGGCTTCGCCGCCGCCTCCTCGGCCTTGAGGCGTGCGAACTCTGCGCTGGCGGCCAGCGTGAGTGGGTGGGTGGGTGCGTTGTGGACGGCATCGACCATCAGCTTGAGGAAGCTGTCGGTGACGTCGGCGTAGCGGCAACCACCGCTGTCGGTGTACTGGTCGACGTAGACCCTGCCTCCGTCTAGTGCCAACTCGAAGCCCTCCTGCAGGCCGTCGTTGTAGTCGTCCTGGGTCTCGGCGGTGTTCTCGTCCATGCTGTCCTGCTCCTTCGGGTTGAGGCTCTCGATGACCAGGGAGAGTGCCATCGCGATCGGGTTGGGGTTGTCGGTCGTGGCGCCACCGGGGTAGGTGATGACGTCGAAGTCCTCGCTGGGTTGGCCGAGGTCGTACGAGCCGACCCACGAGCCCTTGCAGGCGTACGGGTCGCAGGCGTGCACGGCGTCACCGGCCTCGAGGTGGCCGGCCGGCTTGACGCACCGGCAGCGGCCGGCCTTGACCATGCAGAGGCCTGTGGTGCCGTCGATCTGGTGATGGGTCATGCTGTTTTGCTCCTTCCGGGCTCAGAGCCCTTCTTGACCCACGGCGGTCGCAGGTCAGTGTGTCCGCGCCGCACCGAGGCCATGGCGTAGCCAGGCTCGACGATGCGCAGATGTCCCAGCAGCGCCACGAGGGCCATATAGCCCTCGTGGTCGATGCCGCCGGGCACCTCGATGTAGAGGTGGTAGTGACCCTCGGTACTCGACGGCTCCAGCCAGGCTGGGTGGTCGATGTCGAGGATCACCTGGTGCGTGCGCCCTTCGGGGAAGGTGCGCATCTGGGAGGAGACCACGTCGGCCTCCTCCATGGTCTGCACCGGCTTGCGCTCGAGGTCGGCCTCGTAGCCGGTCTTGTCCCCCTCGTCCCACTGCACCTGGTAGGGCGTGAGGACCCTCTTGATCCACCCCGCCGCGTTCTTCGGCATCAGGCTGCCCATTCGGCCACCACCGCCTCGGTCAGGTCGTCCATGGCCTTGAGCGCGCCGGCACGAGCGCGCTCGACTCCGCGGGAGACCTCGCTCTCGTAGCAACCCATGGACCACTTCACGGTGAACTTGTCCTTGACCAAGGTGCAGGTGACCGAGGTCTTGCCGTTGGCCGCGCGGGAGACGGTGAAGGACTCCGAGATCTCCTCGCTCATCCCAGCACCGCCTTGCCGGTCTCGTTGAGCTCGGCGCGCTCCCGATCACAGTCACAGATCGCCGCGGGCGGGATGCCCCGGGCGAACAGGTGCGGGTTGCCGCCAGCCTTCCAGGCCGTGAGGCACAGCTCGGCGGTCTCGCCGCTCACATGGACGTGCAACCCGTGGCTGCGGGAGCCGAGGTAGACCTTGGTGTCCTCGGTCGGGCCCTCGACGCCGACGACCAGCAGCGCGTCAGGCATGAACGCATTGACGGGTGAGCCGGACAGCGTCCAGGTGACCTCCTCCTGGCTACTCACCGTGCAGCACCTCCTCGAGCAGGTCGCGCAGCATCTCGTCGGCACGGTGGTGGGGGAACCCGGCGTGGCCGGGGTCGGTGCTCACCTGGGCGCGCAGCACCTCGCGGAGCATGTGCAGCTGGACCTTGACCTTCTCCTGCTCGGTCGAGCCGGCAGGTGTGACCACGATCATCAAGGTCCCGATCTGGCCGGCCGGGTAGTAGCTCGGGTCGTGGACCGACTCGGGGTAGAGGTCGGACCAGGCGGTGCCGATGGCCGCGCAGGCCAGGTGGCGCGCAGCCTCGAGGTCACGCGCGATGACGACGTACCAGCCGTCCGGCTGGGCGTCGGGGAGTACGGGGTGCTCGATGGTCGCGTACCGGGACCCGAAGGTCAGGACAAAGCGTTCCATGGTGGGTGGTTCCTCTCTGGTGGGTGATGGGGGATTGCACGCCGGACACTGGCTGCGTGGCCGGACAGACTCGATCGCGACCACTCGGTCGCGAGCGGAGGTGGGCATGACGAAGCGCCCCTTTCGTGAGGTGGGTGCGACCAGCACCAGTCCTTGCATCCCGTTCGCCGTGCACGGCTACTGCGCCTTACCAGCAATGAGCCCGGGCGCTGCCCGTCCGCTGTCGTGCGACTAGGGGTAACGGTGTCTGCGGTTGGAGGAGATAGGTCGCCTACTCCCCGTGCTGGATCTTGGGTGACCTAGAGCGAGGCGTCCTCGTCAGCGAGGAGCCGGTCGTAGGCCTGCTCGGCCGTGATGTCGCCGAGCTGGCCGAAGGCGGGGTTGAAGTCGGTGAACCAGCCCATGCCCTTCTTGCCGTGCCGGTTCTTGGCCACGACCTTCTTGCGGCTGCGCGAGCTGTGCTCGAGCAGCAGCTGCACGACGTCGGCGTCGGCACCTACGGTGTCCGCGCCGGCGAGGTTCTCCAGGCTGGGCTTGACGCCGGCACCGCGGGTGATCTGGTTGGCACCCAGGATGGGCACGGCCCGGTCCATCGCGATCTCCTTGAGCTCGGCGGTGATCCCGGCGATCACGCGCCAGTCGGTGCTGGCCTTCATGCCGTCGCTGCCGCGCATCAGTCCGTAGTAGTCGATGATGACCTTGGTGCCCTCGCCCACCATGCCGCGCACCAGCATCGGGGTGATCGGCTTGTCGTAGACCCGCAGCTGGCCGGAGTTCTTGGTCCAGGCCTCGATGTACTTGCGCCGGGTGCGGTCGTCGACCTCCTCCCAGTGCAGCCCGACGTCGCGCATCACGATCCGGTGGATCCGGTCCAGCACCTCACCGGCCGGCATCTCCAGGGAGAAGAACGAGACGTCCCAGCCGTCCTCGAGGGCAGCGACAGCGTGTTGGGCCAGCGCCCAGGACTTGCCGACGTTGATCCGCGCAGCCATCGTCCACACGTGCCCGGGGCGGTGGGTGCCCAAGGCGTCGGTCTCGGCACCTGAGGGCACCGCGCAGCCTTCACCGAGGTCACCGATGAGGTCGAAGTCGTCGATGCCGGCATAGCCCATCGTGCCGATGCGGGTGGTCTCGATCGCCTCCCGCAAGGTGGCAACAGCTTCCTCGAGCGCCTCGTCCTTGATCGAGGCCACTGCGGTGCCCATCGCCCTGCGCAGGCAGCGGGCGGAGTAGTCGCGCAGCAGCTCGTTGGCCGCGAACCGGACTGAGACACCGGGCAGGTAGGGGAAGCCGGGGAAGCGCTTGCAGACGTGCTCAGGGCTCGGCGCTCGTCCCGAGCTCGCCTGGTAGCGGCTGCACCAGGCGTGCACCGGCTTGTGGCCGATGATCACCGCGGGGTTGACCTCCCAGGCCTCGGGCACGTACTGGCCGGAGTCGAGGAGGGCGGAGATGAACAGAACCTCCGGTGCTCCAGAACCCGCATAGGGGTCCCGGCCGGAGGTTCGGAGGGCGTTGGCCGCCTGGGCCAGCTCTGGGTTGTCCAGTGATGCCGGTGTCGGCAACACGGTGACCAGGGCGAGATTGGGGTCTTCGTCGTGTGGCTGAGTCGACATGGTTCTCCTCGTGATGGTGGGTGGTGGAGCCAAGGCCTCGAAGGGTGGATGGAGCAAGGGGCCAAGGGGTCTAGGACAGCACAAAGGGAGGGGAGCCACCACCCCTGACCAGTACCGGATGCGTGATCGCGGTGGTGGCCGGTGGGCAGAGAACTCCCCTCCCTCAGGTGGAGGACGTTATCAGGGGAATGCCCTAGCCGACAACACCCTGACACGATATGGTCCACCATGTGGCACACAGCGAAGTAAGTGACGAAGTGGGAGAGTACGAGATGGGGCTGTTGGGACTTGACAAGGACGTGCTACCCTCCCAGCGGCTGAGCGTGCAGCAGGGGCAAGTGACACTCACCGAGCAGCAGCGTCAAGCCTGCTCGATGCAGAGAAGGACCGAAGGTGCTCACCAGCACTGCCCGAAGCTCCTGAGCGAGCGCTTGGCATCCGGCCTAGCGGCCTACAGCCAGCGCTCGCAGCGCAGAGTGCACAGCGAGGCCGCGGGGCCTATCGCGCGAGAACTCTCCTATGACTCAGGATGCGTCAGGATGGACAGGGTGCTTGCGGGAGAGCGCTGCTGGGGGAACACTCCTAGGCATGCTCATGACTGTGTTGATCATCCTGGCCATCATCGCCCTGCTGCTCTTCATCATCGGAGGCGTGCGCGGCCGCCGCTACTGACCCACCGACCCCTCCACCCTCACCTGGAGACCCGATGACCTTCCTGCTGGTCCTGTGGCACCTGGCCCGCCTTGTCGGCAACCTGGCCGTGCTGGTGATGCTGGTGCTGCTGCTCACCGGCCACCTCGAGCTGCGGCGCACCGCGAAGCGGCTCTGGCGGCGCCGGGAGCTGGAGCTGCGCGAGGCCGACGTGGACATCAGCCACTTCCGCGACCCCACCAACGGCAACCCGGGCGTGCGGGTGACCCACCTTCGGACCGGGAGGGCAGCTGCGTGTGCGGAGACGAAGTCACAGCACACGAACGAGCAGCTCGCCATCGAGGCACAGGGACGGATCCTCAATGTCTGAGATCCCGGTGCTGAACGAGACCTGCGCGCACTGCGGGATCTGGGACGGCCACGCCGCGGACTGCCCCCGGCTGCCGGCCAACGCGGCCCGCCGCGGTGTGGTGGACGAGCTCGCCCCGGAGATCAACGACGCGGTGGGCTACGACAACCGCAAGGAACTGGCCGACCTCTGGCAGGACTTCGCCCCGCTGCCGGAGCAGGGGCTGACCGAGGGCACCTACGACGCGCTGCTGCACGTGGCCAAGTGGGGTGCCAGGCGCGCGTTGGAGAACCGGCGTGACGTCGGGGCTTGCGTCTGCCGTCCGATCGCGCCTGTTCCCGGCGTTCACGGTGGCGGCATCGAGCCGCGCCCGCGGTGCCCGCAGCACGGGGAGCGTTCGTGAGCACTGGAGAACCGGCGATGAGCGCGCCGCTGCTGACCGAGGCCGAGCACCGTGTCGTGGACCTGAGCAGCGAGCTCGCAGTCGAGCTTCATGGCGTCATTGGTCACGGCCCGTCTCGGGCGCAAGACCTTCGCGAGACCTTCGCCGCCATCCACATGATCCAGAACGCCGTGCTCGCTCAGGCAGCTGCTCGGGCCTACCCCGAGAGGTACCGGCTGATGGGCGAGGCGCTGGTCAAGGACATCGAGCGAGGGGAGGACTGATGCGCTGCGTGCACTGCCAGGCCAAGCGGCGAGACGTCTCGCTCTGGGGCCAGATCATCAGCCTCGGCCGCGTGGTCGTGTGCTGCCTACCGAAGGAGATCAGCTGATGGGACGTCTCGAGCTGCGAGCCCGTGTCATGAGTGACTACGAGGCAGGCCAGGTGCTGCACCCCAAGGACTACGAGGAGCTGGTCGAGGCCACCGAGACGGTGCCCGCCTGGGACGACGTCGCCCAGCCGGTCCTGTACCCCAGTGAATTCCGCGTCGCGGACCCGGACCTTGCCCCCGGCGCCAAGGAGATCCCGACCAAGCCCTACGACCGGCTGCTCTGGCGGGCCTACGTGGCGGGAGCCCACTGGGACGACGAGGCCTACGACAGCCAGTGGGACGACCGGGCCTACTACGAGGGAACGACCAACGGGCAGTGGATGCTCACCACCTTCTACGAGTTGCTCGACCAGCTGCGCCCGCCGCCGACCGCAGCCCAGACCATGTGCCCGCTGGGCCGCCCCTACCGCCAGCACGTCCGCAAGTGCTCGCCCGAGTGCGACTGGACGAACCGATGACCGCAGCACACAACCTCACCAAGGAGATCGACATGCCCAAGAGCACCGCCAAGGCCACCAAGGGCGCCCACGTCACCGTCGTGGACGCCCCCAAGCGCCAGCGCAAGACCCCCGAGCAGCGCGCGGTCGAGGCCCTGGAGGCCGCCCGGCGCCGGGTGACCAAGGCCGAGGAGAAGGTGACCAGCACCCACGGCGAGTACGAGGCCGCCCAGGCCGAGCTGTCCGAGGCCCGCCGCCGGCTGAGTTACGTGGCCACCGACCCGGCGCTGCCCGCCGACCCCGAGTCCGAGGACGACGGCGAGGAGGGCGCGTGATCACCCAGACCTACGTCCACAGCCACCGCTGCTCCTACGAGAGCGAGACGGTGGTGGTCCGCCCCGAGGTCGAGAACGGGGCCTTCTTCCCCAAGGTCCCGGTCTGCCTGGAGCTCGGGGCCGAGCTCGAGCTGCTGGCGGAGGAGGACCGATGAGCGTCTCTGCCGCAGACCCGAACGACCCGAAGGTCCAGCTGATCAACGCCGCGGCCCGGGTCCTCGTCGAGGCCAAGCAGGTGCCGCACTCCGCGCCGGGGCACTGGGCCGGTGCGCTCTACGAGGCCGGCCTGCTGGTCGACCCCAGTGCGCTGGCCCACGGCCGGGTGGTCGAGCCCGAGCCTGAGGCCGCTCCCGAGCCCGAGGGCGACCACGTGATCTCCACCCGGGTCGACCTGGTGCCGGTCGCGATGGGCAAGGTCACCCCGCTCTACCTCGACCTCGGCTCGGACAACACCATCGTGGTCCAGCCCAAGGAGGACCAGGCCGACGGCGAGCTCGCGCTGAACATCATCATCGGCGGTGGCCTGCCGGTGGAGGTGGTGGCCTGGATGCTCGGGCAGGCGGCTGAGGCGATGGTGCACGGGATCCGGGCGAACCGGGTCGACCTGGAGGTGCCCCGTGGCTGAGCCCCACCTCACCGTCAGCGACCTGTTCCAGCGGGTGCATCTCGCGCTGCGCCAGCACCAGGAGCGCACGGCGATCGACCTGCGCCAGTTCGACCCGCGTGTGGTGATCAACAACCGCGACTACGCCGAGTTGCGCATCGAGGCCGAGAACCTGCTGAACTCCTACGAGGTGCTCGCCTCCTGGGCCACCCTGCGGGTCCTGGGGATCCAGGTGGTGCCCGACCCGATGCTGGCCCAGGGCGAGGTCCGGCTGCGTACGGAGATCTCAGCGTGAGCGCCCCGGTCATCTGCGCGCGGGAGTCCTGCGGCCACCGGCTGCGCTACCACTTCCAGGACTCCTACGGCGACGGCCGCTGCCTGATCGCGAACTGCGAGTGCAACGTGTTCATCGAGCCGGACTTCGCCAACGGGGGCATGATCAAGACTGCCCCAGGACCAGAAGGAGCACGCACCATGGCTGGAACCGCTTGGGCCGAGCGACACCCCTCGGTGGCCCACTTCGAGAAGCTCTTCGCCTATGAGCACCTGCCCAAGCGCCTGCAGGTGGTCTCCGCGATCTTCGCCGATGCCGGCCTCGACCTGCTCGCCCAGCTCAACGACGGCCCCGAGCTGACCACCTCGCTGCGCAAGCTGCTCGAGGCCAAGGACTGCGCCGTACGCCAGGCAGTGATTGACCGTGGCTGAGGCTCTGACAGTCGAGCACCCGCTGGATCGCGATCGGCCGGTCGTGATGATTCCGGTCACCGAGGAGATGATCCGCCGCGAGCGCGACGCGGGTCGGCTCGACGAGGTCTTCGAGTGGGTCGAGAAGGTGGCTCGTGGTCACTTCAACGTGAGCGAGGGTGGCAAGGTGCAGGGCGGCAAGGTGCACGTCGTCCAGGAGCTCGTGGCCTGCTTCGAGGAGATGACCCGTGGCCGGCACCCCGTCTCGGAGTGCGCCTTCACCCCGCTCACCCGCTACTTCGTCTACCAGGCGGTGGTCGACCGTGGCTAGGCGCTCCGGCCGCCCGAACTGGGTGCGCTCCGAGCCCGAGGAGGCCGAGCGGCCCTACACCTCCGTCCGGGTGGTCTGGGCCGCGATGGCGATGCTGGCGATGGCCTTCGTGGCGATGGCCCTGATCGTGGCGCAGGTGGCCCGATGAGCGCCTACACCCCGCCGCACCTGGAGGAGCTGGTCAACCAGATCCGCTACAAGCCGGGCTGGTCGGTCTACCTGGACCGCCGCACCGAGCCCGATGGCTCGGGCGGCCTGGCCCTGCACATCGTCAGCGACACCGAGGACTCCTTCGACTTCGGCAAGCGGATGCGGGTCAACCACACCTTCCTGGTCCCGCCGGCGTCGTACGCCCGCAACGTCTGGGCGGCCTGGATCTTCGACCGGTTCCGCGACGTGGAGACCCACGAGGCCGGGGAGTTCTTCCGCATCGACGGTGTCCGCGAGTTCGCCCCGCACCACGGCAACGGCGAGGATCCCTACCGGGTCTGGCACGTCAGTGATTGGGCCACCGCGGCCAAGAGTTCAGGAGAGGACTGAGCAATGAAGTGGAAGAATCGCCATCTGGACGTGAACACCCCGATCCCGCACCTGCCGCCCCGCCAGCACCACTGGGACCCGAACATCGGGGACCGGCTCACGGCCTGGCGCACGGTGCCGCCTGACGAGGCCTTCGACGGCAACCTCACCCCGGTCGGCAAGGAGATCTTCTTCATGCACACCGGCACACCCGGCGGCGACGGCTACCCGTGGGTGGTCGATGCCGTCTCCGGCAGGACGCGACCGATGAACACCCGGGAGCTGCACACCCCCGCGGGCGGCTGGGGCGTCACCGGGGTCAAGCGCTGGCGTGACCGCCACGGCCAGGCGCCGATGACGCTGCTGGAGGGGCTGGCGTGGTGCACCGCGAACCACCGGCTCTGCGCGATGGAGCCCAAGGGTCCGGCCTGGGCGGCCAGCGACCAACACTTCGCCCTGCTCTACGCCGTCTGCCGCGAGACCGGTCACCCGGCCTGGGTGAAGCGGCTGGCCACGCTGCGGTTCCCCAAGCGGATCGTGATGTCCGCCCACCGCGCGCACGTCCAGATCGCGGCGATCTACGGCCCAGGGGTGCCCGGCCGCGCCCGCCGGCTGGCGATGACCGCGCGGCTCACCCGGCGGTGGCGCAAGGTGAGGTTCGACGCGACATGGTGAAGTTGATGGAGGACCTCGACCCCGAGGTGCAGCAGGACCTGCTGGCCAAGCGCCGGTCCATCCCCGGTTGGGACGTGGGCTGCCACGCCACCACCGAGCAGTGGATGGCCTTCTACGCACTGCTGAGTCCGCCGGCGAGGGAGTTCATCGTCGACAACTTGCTCGAGCTGGCCCAGACGGGCTCGCTCTGCGTCCAGGCCGACCACCTCAGCAGCATGGACGCCTCCTGGGCCCAGTTGACCGAGGTGGTCAAGCTGCACAACGCCCGGGTCGACGAGGTCACGATGCTGCGCGAGCGGATGGCCCAGCTCGAGGGGATCATCCGCGGCGACGTGGACCTGCTGGCGCTCGCCCGCCGCCTCGAGCAGGCGGAGCACCCATCCGTGATCGTCGAGCACCCGCTGCCCGCCGACACCGACTACCTGCCGCTGGCCTTCGACGAGGCCGCCGCGCCCCGCGACCGGGCGCTCTACGTGGTCAAGGACGCCCCCGACGTGGAAGATGGGGACTGACGATGGAGGGCGTGAGCGAGATGGCGACCAAGCCGGCGATCAGGATCACCGCTGGTGACGTCCCCGCGCCCACCGCGAAGGTGGACGTGACACTGTGCGGGGGTCACCTGGACGGGCTGCCGGTCACTGGCGTCGAGGTGCCCGGCACCTGGCCGGTGATCACCACCCTGGAGCGGTGCGCCCCACCCGCGGGCACCCCGGACTCGAGCCACGCGTTCATCCCGCGGCGCTACCGGATCTGCCTGTGCTCGGGCCGGGTACGGCTGGACCGGCGCCGGCGGGTGCGCTACTGCCTCGAGGGCTAGACGGCGGGGCCGCGATGGGTAGGCACTACAGCTGCAGCCGCGGCCCCGCGCTTCACTTCGCGATCGGCCCCGGCTGGGTCAGACTGGGGAGCCAGGGCACTGCACAGGAAGCTGGCACCAGGTGAGCTACGACCACGTCAAGTACAAGAAGCTCGTCTCCCTCGGCGTCCCCAAGAGACTCGCACTGGCGCTGGCCGACTACACCTACGCGACCACGATGGGCTCCGGTGGCGGCTCCTCGTTCACCTCGGTGCCGCGCCCGGCCGACTGGCTGGTGACGATCGGGGCGCCGAACACCACCGCCGACTCCTGGTGGGGCGAGGGCGCCTACGTCGAGATGCGCTCGGTCGTGGCCGCGCGCACCGGCGTGATCCGGGTCGCCCCGGTCAAGGGCACTGAGCTCGTCGGGACGATCGCCGACCCGAACGAGAACGACGAGGGCAACGCGGAGGTCTACGTCTTCAAGTCCGCGACGCCGGCCACGGTCAACGACAGCTTCGACGACTCCGTCACCGCGGTCGACGTCTCGGCCAGCCCGAGCGACGTCGAGCTGATGAAGGTCGTCGCCGGCGAGCACTACGTCGCCTTCTTCGTGCACTGGAACCCGACGAAGGTCTACAACGGCGGCACACCCCAGGGCACGGTGGTCAACTGCGGCCAGGTCGTCAACGACATGGAGCGCAGCCCCGGGACTCTGTTCGAGGGCTCGACCTACGTGCTGGGCGACGGCGGCGCCGCCGAGGCGCCGTACGCCATCGACCCACTGCTCAACTCGATCTCGTTCGGCAAGAACCTGGCCCGCGGTGAGTCGGCGCACGCCGAGGGGCTGCGGAACGACGCCGCAGGTCAGTTCTCCCACGCCGAGGGCACCGGCAACCGGGCGTGGGGCCTGGGCTCCCATGCCGAGGGCAGCTCGACCAAGGCGACCGGCAACCCCTCCCACGCCGAGGGCACCTCGACGATCGCGAGCGGTGCCTCCTCCCACGCCGAGGGGACCTCCACCGAGGCCTCGGGCGGCGCGAGCCATGCCGAGGGTCACCTCACGCTGGCCAGCGGCCTGTACTCCCACGCCGAGGGCGAGACCAGCCACGCCACCGCGAACGGCGCCCACGCCGAGGGCGCCGGCAGCATCGCCTCCGGCGACTCGAGCCACGCCGAAGGTGGTGGCTCGACGGCCTCGGGCCCCTCCGCCCACGCCGAGGGGATCAGCACCTCCGCCACCGGCGCGGCCGCGCACGCCTCGGGCGCCCAGACCCATGCCGACGGGGACTACAGCACCACCGAGGGCTTCGGCACGCGCGCGCTGACGCAGAGCTCCCACGCCAGCGGCCACCGCGGCACGGCCACCCGGTACAACGAGTGGGTCCACGGTGACGGCGACGACGGCTCGACCCCGGTGGCGGCCTGGCACCAGGTCGCCCGCGCTCCGCTGAACCCGGACGGCGACAGCAACGCCACCGCCGGTGACCACCACCTGGACCTGGCGCTGCGAGGCGCCCACAGCCTGTCGGTGCGCGCTCGGGTGCAGGCGGTCACCCCGGACGGCTCGATCGCGTGCGAATGGGACATCTCGGCCCTGGTGGTCACCGCGGGCGGCGTCGCGCGGCTGGTCGGCGCTCCGGCGGTGGTCCAGACCTTCGCCGATGCCGGTGCCTCGGGATGGACGCTGACCCTGAGCACCCTCGGTGACAGCAGTGCGCTCCGCTTCCAGATCGACACCGGCACCGACGACACGAACCGCTACGGCTGGGCCGACCTGGTCGAGGGGAGCCTGACGCGGTGACCGCGACGCAGGCCCCGTGGCTCGAGCGCCGGCTGATCGCCCTGGGCTTCTCCGAGGCCCAGGCCGCGGCGATGTCGGCGGACGGAGATCTCGCCGGCGCGCTGGCCGTGCACGCCCTGGACACCTCGATCCACGGGCTGGCGGGCTCGCCTGCGAGTGTGGGCGTCGAGGTGGTGGTCTCCACCCCGGCGGCCACCTGGACCATCCCGGTGCCCCCGGAGTTCGGGCGCACCCCGGCGGTGATGGTCTTCGTGGCCGACCGCTTCGTCATTGCCGATGTCGTGGCCGATGCGACCACGGTGACCGTCACCCACCCAGAGCCGACCTCCGGGTCGGTCGTTCTCAACTAGGAGCAGCTCATGGCCACCAAGGTCCTCAACGGTCTCGACCTCAACGGGAAGATCATCGCCAGCGTCGGCGACCCCTCCGCCGGCACCGACGGTGCCAACAAGCAGTACGTCGACAACGTCGCGGCGGGGCTGAAGTGGAAGGACAACGTCCGGGCCGCCTCGACGGCGAACATGGCCGTGGCCTCCGCGGTGGTCAACGGCGCCTCGATGGACGGGGTCACCCTGGCCACCAACGACCGGGTGCTGCTGAAGAACCAGACGGCGCCGGCCGAGAACGGCATCTACGTCGTCGTTGCCTCCGGCGCTGCGTCCCGGGCCTTCGACGCCGACACCGCGGCCGAGGTCAAGAACATGGTCGTGCGGGTCTCCGAGGGCACCGTGGCGGCCGACACCGCCTGGCAGATGATCACCGATGGCGCGATCACGCTGGGCACCACCGGGCTGACCTTCACCCAGTTCGCGGTCGGCGTGGTCTACACCGCGGACGGCAACGGCATCGAGCTGGTCGCCCAGCAGTTCCAGCTCGAGCTGGACGGCACCACGCTGAGCAAGTCGGCCGCCGGGGTCCGGATCGGCTCCGGCGCGGCCGGAGCCGGCCTGGTCGAGGCCAGCGGCGTGCTCGCGGTGGGTGCGGGCACTGGCATCACCGTGGCTGCGGACACGGTGTCGGTGGACTCCTCGATCGTGGTGCGCAAGTTCGCGGCCAACTGCGTGGTGACCACCAACCCGCAGACCTTCACCGACAACCTGGGCACCCTGGACAAGACCGCCGAGGTGGTCGAGGTCGCCACCGGCAAGGTGGTGCTGGCTGACGTCTCCTTCCCGACCACGAACACCACCGCGGTGGATTTCGGCGGCGCCCCGACCGCCGCCCAGTACCGCGTGGTCGTGCAGGCCTGATCCGTTGAGACACCTGAGCCCGATCGAGGTCAAGCAGTCCGCCACCCCGGGCAACCCGGCCAACGGCTACGGCCGGCTGTACCCGAAGTCGGACGGGCGCTGGTACTCCCTGGACCCCGGTGGGATCGAGGTGCCGGCCGAGGGGGCCAGGTGGGCCCGGAAGCTGGCGGCGGAGACCCGGGTGAACACCGCCGCGCTGGCCAGCGACGCCGACCTGAAGTTCGACGGCGTCGCCAACGGCGTCTACGACGTGGCGATGACGCTCTACATGAGCGTCTCCGGGTCCTCCTCGACCTCGGACCTGAAGGTGGCCCTGCTGGGGCCGACCGGGTGCACCTTCGGCGGCCTGGGCGTGGTGCCCGACCTGGCGATCGCCACCAACGTCGGCTCCACCGACTTCTCCCCGTGGTCCGCCGGCACGACCGCCTCCGACGCAGCGGTGAAGGGGATTGGCCTCGGCCCCACCACCACCACCGAGGTGCACCTCTCGGCTCTGGTCATCTTCGGCAGCACCGCGGGGACCCTCAACCTCCGCTGGGCCCAGAACGCCGCGGTCAACGTGACCACCACGATGCAGATCGGCAGCCGCCTGCGGTACGAGAGGATCGCCTGAGGCCAGGCCGGGTCCGGCGGTCTTTCCTGCGCGAATCGGTCAGGCTGGGTCAGGATGAGTACTTGTGAGCCCCTACCGCCCTGGCTGGCCGTCGTGCGACGGTTGACCCGTGACTTCGTCGTGTCAGCCGCCGCCACGAGCGCATTCCTCTACGAGGTGCTCCTCGGCGGCGGCCGACCGGCGGTGCTGACCGCCTGCGTGAGCATCCTGCTCTCGCCGGTGATCATGCGGGTCGACGAGGCGCGGCGGGCCAAGAGCATAGAGGGTCAACCAGATGAGTAGTCGGAGCAGGAACAAGTTCCAGGCGTACCCACTCACACTCGCGTACGCCCTGATGTGTCTGTGGCTGACGATCGTGATCACCGTGATTGGAGCAAGATGATGCCGCACCGAGCTATCTCGCACGTCAGCACGAAGCACCCGTTCCTGACCTCCCTGGTCATCCTGCTGATCATCGTGATCCCAGGCTTCCTACGTACCCAGCAGGCGATGGACGCCTCGACGGCAGCCTCGGTGGCCGCCCTGCGCGCGACCACGGAGAACCAGTCGAACGCGATGGTCGCCTGCCAGAACGCGAACGAGTCGCGCAAGGCGAACAAGATCCTCTGGCTCTTCGTCCTCGAGGTCTCCTCCCAGCAGAAGCGGAACCAGAACGCGCAGCAGGAGCTGATCAGCGAGAAGTTCAGGGCGTGGATCATCGACCTCTACGCCGACCACGACTGCTCCCAGCTCGACCTGAAGTACCCGATCCCACCGCCGCCCAGCATCCCCGGCCTCAAGACCAGCTAGGCGAAGTGCTAACGGCCTCGTGCAACGATATGTAACGCTGAGACACAACCTGCCCCTGTGATGACCCGAGACCTCGCGGGGGCGGGTCACCAGACCTCGCGAGGAGACCCGATGGCCAAGCCCCGTCCCGGAGACATCCGCACCGTCACGATCGCGGGGGTGACCTTCAGGGCGTCCAACCGGACGATCTGGCACCTGCAGTGGACGATCGCCTACCTGAGGCTGCGCTTCCCCCGAGCCCGGCTGCGGATCATCCAGCCCTGCTACCACACCGGGGTCGCCGCCTCGGCCGGCACGCACAACTGTGACGCCGTCCTCGACGTCTGGATCTCCGGCGGCGTGCTCGGCGCTGACCCGTGGCGGGCCCAGCGGGTGCTGCGCTGGCTCGGCTGGGGCGCCTGGTTCCGGCACACCGGCGAGTGGGCCGCGCGCTCGCGCTGGCACATCCACATGATCTCGCTGCCGCTGGGCCTGCCGAGGAACCCGAGCGCCCAGGACGTCGGCCGCGCCTACGCCCGCCTGGGGCTCAAGGTCGGGGAGTACATCGACGGCGGCTGGACCACCAAGGGTGCGATCGTCGCGACCAGCCAGGTGGTCGATTTCTTCAACCACGCCGAGGGCCTGGCCAATCAGCATGCCCAGAACGACGACCCCTCGTGGTTCCCGTCCGACATCCCCAGCCGTGCATTCCGGCGCAGCTGGCTGTTCACCAACCGCACCGCCGCCTGAGGAGTCCACGATGATCCAGCTGCTCCAGTCCATCCCGGCCAAGGTCCGCCAGGCCGTCTACTTCGGCTACGGTGCGATCGTCTTCGCGCTCGGTGGCCTCCATGTCGGGCTGGTCGCCGCAGCGGTGACCAAGGACCCGGTCTGGCTCACTGTCGTCGACGAGGTCGTGAAGTACTGCGGCATCCCGATCGCCGCGGTCGCCGGGATCAACGTGACCACCACGAGCACCCCGGCGCCAGCACCGGGCTGGCCTGACCCCGAGGCTGGCGCCCCGAACAGCGCGCCTGGTGCGCCCGGTGTCGTCGGTGGCGGTCTGGACGGCGGCCCGGTCGCAGAGGGCGACACTCCGCCGCTCCAGTGACCAAGCTGGCCCTCCTGCGGCCGCCGGTCACCAAGGACGAGCTGTGGTGGACGGTCAAGGCCCTGTGGGGCGTGGAACTGCCGCGCACCCAGGTCTGTCCTGACCACGTCTCGCCCTTCGACGCCTTCGCCGAGGCCTACTTCGGCAACGAGTTCAACTGGGTGCTCTGGTACGGCTCCCGAGGCACCGGCAAGTCCTACATGCTCGCGCTGCTGGCGATGACCAAGGCCGCCCTGCTCGAGATCAACGTGACTCTGCTCGGTGGCTCGATGGCCCAGTCGAACAACATCCACGAGCACGTCGAGTCGCTGCTGCTGTACCGCAACGCCCCCACGCACGCGATCAGCAACCAGATCAAGACCGAGCTCGGCATGTACGCCGGCAACTGGATCCGCCCGCTCCCGGCCTCCCAGAAGACCGTCCGTGGTCCGCACCCGCAGATGACGCTGCTGGACGAGATCGACGAGATGGAGCGCAAGATCTACGACGCCGCGATGGGCCAGGCGATGGCCAAGCCCAACGCGCGCGGCATCCGGGTGGCCGAGATGGTGGTCGCCTCCTCGACCTGGCAGAACCCGGTGGGCACCTTCCAGAGCGTCAAGGATGAGGCCGAGGCGAACGGGATGCCGGTGCGCACCTGGTGCTGGCGCGAGGTCGTCGAGCCGCACGGCTGGATGGAGCGCGACTTCATCGAGCGCAAGCGCAAGTCGGTACCCAAGGAGATGTTCCGGGTCGAGTACGACCTGGGCGAGCCCGCCGGCGGCTCCCGGGCCTTCGACCTCGCGGCGCTGAACAAGGCGTTCGTGGACCTGTCGGTGCTCTCCGAGCGCCACGCCGGCGACGACGACACCTGGGTCTTCGAGGAGTGGAACCCGAAGGGGTTCTACGCGGCCGGTGCGGACTGGGCCAAGGAGAAGGACAAGACGGTGATCGCGGTGGTCCGCGTCGACGTCTACCCGCGGCGCACGGTCTACCTGCGCCGGATGAACCGGCGCCCCTGGCCGATGATGATCAAGTGCTTCGACGAGGCGATCGAGCGGTACATGGCGGTCTCGGCCAACGACGCCACCGGCATCGGCAACGTGGTCAACGACTTCATCGAGGGCACCTCGAACAAGGTCAAGATGATCGGCCAGGACCGCACCCGGCTGCTCAACGAGTACGTCGTGGCGGTGGAGAACGGCACCTACCAGCTGCCGCGGAACACCCCGTCCTACGTGATGCACAAGGCGACCACGGTCGATGACATCTACAACTCCACGAAGTGGGACTCCCACGTGCCCGACGACGTGGTGGCCTTCGCGATGGTGCACCGCGCGGCCGAGCGGCAGGCGCCCTCGACGACCGCTCAGGGCGTCGAGATGGACCATTCCCCGCCCTCGCAGTTCCGCGACTTCCACGTCTCCCCAGGCCAGGAGCAGCGGGTCGGGGACGTGATCACCCCCTCCCAGCACGCCGAGGATGAAGTGGGCGTCTTCTGGCTCGACATGAGCTGAGGGGCGACTGGGGCCGCTCTCGGCTCTACTCTGAGAAGCAACACGTGAGGAGCAGGCATGCAGCACGCGTACGGCGGCGGCAGCGTTGGCGAGGGTCATCGCTACGAGGACGTCTCGAAGACAGTGACCCAGCAGCCCCGCCCGCAGCTGGAGCGCCAGATCTCCGCGGGCCAGCGCGCGCGGCGTGAGGCCAGCAGCCCCACCAACCAGGTCGCCGCAGGCGGGCTGGCCGCGACCGGGCTCGGTGCCGGGGTCAGCAGCGGCGCCAGCCGGCGGCTCAAGCGCCTCGACGTCAGGGTCGAGCGGACCCACGCCAGCGCGGCCGAGGCGGCCGATCGGGTCAAGGAGGCCAACGCGAACGCCCATGTCGCCTTCGGCCATCACGCGGCCGCTGCCCGGGCCCACGCCGACGTGAAGTCCCGGCAGGCCGCACTCGCGGCCTGGGAGAAGGCCGGCGGGGTCGGCATGCACCGCGACCGGATCAAGTACGCCACCGGCCGGACGGCGCCGTTCACGGTGAAGGCCAAGGGCAGCTCCAGCCACGTCACCTACGGCAACCGGCTGACCGCCGAGGCCCACGAGACTGCGGCCCAGGTCAAGGCCCACGCCGCCACGGTCCGCGCCGAGCAGGCCCGCGCCGAGCAGGCCGGCCGCGAGCACGCGAAGTTCACCCTGGCCCATCACAAGGGGCTGGCCCTGCGGGAGTTCGCGACCCCGAAGCTCAAGGCCCGCCGGGGCGCCGGCCGGGCGCTGATGCTCGGCGGCGGCCTCGCGGCCGCCGGTGCGGTGGTCCAGGGTGAGCGCAAGCGCCAGGTGGGCAAGTCCGCCTCCCAGCTGGCACGACGGGTGGCCCCACTGCGGCGCAGCCCCGAGGCCGTCCGGGCTGCCCTGAGCGGACCTCGCAGCACCGAGCTGGCCGCCCGGATCTCCCGCGCGCGCGCCGCAGCGCCGGCGCGCGACCCCGAGGCCGTCCGCGCCGCCCTGAGTGCTCCGCGCAACACCCTGAAGACGATCCGGGTGAAGCGAGCCGTGGCAGACCGCCGCTTCTCCATGGGCCTGTGAGCCCGACGATGAGAAGGTGAGCCGTGACTGTTACCCCCTCACAGCGACTAGACAACAGCCCCGCAGGAGCCTCTGGCGCTGACACCTCCCCGGAGGACATGGCGCTGATGGCCGAGGCCGGCCAGGTCCCGGTCTTCCACGAGATCGGCACCACCGGGCTCAAGCGCTCCGCGGGCTACCTCGACGAGGAGTTCCTGCCCCAGCTGCGCGGTCGCAAGGCGGTCGGGGTCTTCCGGGAGATGAACGACAACGACCCGATCATCGGCTCGCTGATGTTCGCGATCACCCGGCTCCTGGGCGACGTCAACTGGCGGGTGGAGCCCGCCGGCAAGGGCAAGGACGCGGCCGAGGCAGCCAAGCTCGTCGAGACCTGCATGGACGACATGAACGTCCCCTGGGCGGAGTTCATCATGGAGGCCGCCACCCACCTGGTCTACGGGTGGGCCTGGCACGAGGTCGTCTACAAGCGCCGGACCGGGCCGTGGGAGCGCAACCCGCGGCTGCGCTCGAAGTACAGCGACGGCAAGATCGGCTGGCGCAAGATGCCGATCCGCTCCCAGGAGACGCTGCTGCGCTGGCTCTTCGACGATGAGGGCGACACCATCGGGATGGTCCAGATGGCCCCACCCCGGTACGAGACCAACGTGATCCCGCTGAACCGCTCGCTGCTGTTCCGCAACGGCGTCTACAAGGGCTCCCCCGAGGGCCGCTCGATGCTGCGCAACGCCTACCGGCCGTGGTTCATGAAGAAGCGCCTCGAGGAGATCGAGGCGGTCGGCATCGAGCGCGACCTCGCGGGCCTGCCGATGGTGAAGGTCCCCGCGGAGATGCTGCGCGCCAAGGCCGGCTCGGAGCAGCACAAGCAGGTCGAGGCATTCAAGAAGATGGTGAAGTCGGTCCGGCGCAACGAGCAGGAGGGGATGGTCTTCCCCGCGGCCTACGACCAGGACACCAAGCAGAAGCTCTACGACTTCGAGCTGCTCGGTGGCGGCGGCGCCCGGGCCTTCAACATCGACGGCACGATCAAGCGCTACGAGGAGCGGATGCTCGGCACGGTGCTGGCCGACTTCATCCTGCTCGGCCACCAGCAGACCGGCTCCTACTCGATGCACCTGGACAAGACCGCGATGTTCCGGGCCTCGCTGAACTCGGTGGCCAAGTCGATGGCCGAGGTGATGAACCGGCACGCGATCCCGCGGCTGTTCATGGCCAACGGCTGGAAGCCGGCCGAGCTGCCCAAGATCGTGCCCAGCGACGTCGACGCTCCCGACATCGCCCAGCTCGGTGCGTTCATGACCTCGATGGCCGGCCTCGGCGTGCAGTGGTTCCCGGACCCGACGATGGAGCAGTTCGTGCGCCAGACCGCGCGGCTGCCCGAGCTCACCGACGACGCCGAGGAGCGTCGTCGGATGATGCAGATGCGCTCGGAGGCCACCGCGTTCAGCCAGGCCAATAGCGCCTACCTGCAGGCGCGCACCCAGGAGGCGATGGGTGGGATGGATCCGGCCGCGGCCGCTGGCGGCGCAGCCGGTGGTGCAGCTGGCGGTGGCGCGGCTCCTGCCGGCGCAGCGCCGGGGGCGGGGGCGAAGTCGTGAGTGAGCAGAGCCGGCGCACCCAGCACGCGACCAACGCGGCCGCCGGCCTGGGGCTGATCGCCGCCGGCGAGGGCATGGGGCACTTCGCCTCGGCCCGCGCCAGTCGCGCGGGACGGGTCAGCTCGATGATCCTGCCGCGCGGGGTGAAGGCGGTTGGGGTCCCGCTGGCGGCCACCGGCGTGGTCGGTGCTGCCCGCAACCGCGGCCGCGCCGATCGTGTCGACCTCACCAAGCTGCCCAAGCAGGTCGCGCACGGCACCGTCAAGATTCCCCGGGCGCGCCGCAAGGCCGCCACCCAGACCGCGGCCGACACCGGCGCCGCCGTCCTGGGCGGCACCGCCACCGGCTACCTGCTGCGTCGCGCCGGGCGTACGCCGGCGGGTCGCGTCGCGCTGGGCACTGTCGGCTCGGTCGGTGGCGCATCGAGCGCGCTCTACGGCCGGCAGAAGGGTCGTGAGTCCGGCCGTCGCCGTGCTCGGCTGGCCAAGGCCGAGCCCCAGCAGCACCAGCGGACCTTCCGGCTGCCGGTCCCCACCGTGGCCGACACCCACGAGGACTGGAAGTTGCACCGCCAGCGCCGCAGGACGGCGAACACCTCGATCGCCGCGGCCGGGGTCGGCGCGGCGGCGCTAGCCGCCCGCGCCCCGCACCTGGTCAAGCCCAAGAAGCCCTCCCAGCGGCTGCTCAAGCTGCGCTCGCGCGGGAACAAGCTCTCCGAGGGGCTCGGTGCCGGTGCGGTGCTGGCTGGCCTCTACAGCGCCGGCACGGGCTACAGCACGAACCGCCACGACCTCGACGTCCAGGCTCGGCGGCTGCGCGAGCGGGACGCGCTCCTGCACCGCCGGAGCCCGGTGAACAAGGACGCCTTCACCCGCAAGTATGGCAACCGGATCTCCCCGCAGGCCGAGTCCGGGTACGAGTACCTGCGCCAGGGCCGCAACCGGCAGGCGCGCAGCGCGGCGCTGAACACCGGACTGACGGCGGTCAACGCCACCGCGGCGCTGCGCGGCGGCAAGGTCATGCGTCCGGTCGGCCTCGGCCTGGGCGCGATCACCGGCACCCAGGCCGTGCGCCAGTACCGCGGCGCGAAGCGCTGGGAGGGCCACATGAAGAAGATCCGGGCCAAGGCCTACGAGCGCGCCGGCCAGGGCGTCTACGGCCGCGACCGGGAGATCGCCAAGGACGACCTGTCCAAGGCCCTACTGCGAGTCCGCCCACCTGGGCTACCGTTCCCGAAGGGGCTCCGCCGGGCCCCCGCCATGCGCGCCGGCAGCGTACGGCGGACCGCGAGCGGCAAGATGGTCGCCTTCCGCGGCTCCTACGGATGAGGAGATGCCCGTGTCGAAGGTGCTGAGTGTGCTGGCCAAGGCGGTGCAGCAGGACGAGGAGTCCGCTGCCGAGCTGATGGACCAGATCGCGATGGAGGTCATCGCCGACGAGATCGACGCCCATGGCGGCGACATCGAGCTGCTGGCCCGCCCACAGCTGGCCGAGCTGGTCGCCAAGGCCAAGCGCGGCCTGCTGCGCGGCTACGTCGCCAAGGCTGTCGCGGGCACCTACCCCGACGAGTCATACGCCCGCGTCGCGGCGCAGCTGAACATGCTCACCGAGGTGATCAAGGACGATGAGCCGTTCGACCCGAAGAAGCACCCCCGCGGCCAGGGTGGCCGGTTCACCCGTTCGATCAGCCACGCTCCGGTCTCCAGCCTCTCCCACATCAGGGACTACCGGCAGCTCTCCCCGGCCAACCGGAGCCTGCGCGCCGCCGGCAAGGACCCCGACACGGACCCGGCCCGGGACAAGTTCCTGGCCGAGCAGGGGGAGTGGGAGGACGCCCAGCGGAAGATGAAGGAGTTCCAGGACACCTTCCCCGGCTCCACTAGGAACGTCGACGCCGTCTTCTCCTTCCGGACCAAGGACGGCTCGAGCGAGAAGTTCTCCGTCCCGCTGGGCAAGCCGCTGGACGCCAACATCGCCGCAGCGGCCGGGTACGGCCTCGACGACCGGCTGGACTTCGTGGAGATCCAGCCCGGCCCCGGCGCCAACGAGGCCCTGAAGGACAAGGTCGCGCGCTTCAACGACATCGCCGGCCAGACCGGCTCGCCGCGCACTGCCCGGCTGATGACCAGCTACGACCCGGAGAAGCTGCGCTACCTCGGCGGGGTCTTCGGCGACGACATCAACGGCGAGGCCGTCCAGCGCCCCGGCATCAAGCGGTTCTTCAGCCGGACCCAGGCGGCCGGCAACGTGCTCGAGGGGATCACCGGCGCGGAGAAGTACGGCAAGATGGTGCGCCTGGCCGGTGAGTTCGGCTCCGAGGCCGACCGGGCGCTGGGCCCCGCGGCCCAGCGCGCCGCCTACCGCTACCGCGGCACCGAGAAGGAGGCCGACCCGACCTTGCGCCGGGCCTTCACCAGCCGCGACATGCAGCTGGTCGACGCGGTGGGCGAGGCCAACAGCGGGGACGACCTGGCGCGGGTCGACCAGATCCGCGAGGGGATCAAGCAGCAGAAGCGCGAGCGGGGCGGCACCAGCCCGGTGCTCGGCGCCCTGGAGCACCGGCTCACCGAGTCGGCCAACTCCCCCGAGCCGATGCTCGGTGACGAGCTGGCGATGAAGGTCCGCTCCGACGTCGCCGCGGCGCACATGATGTCCACGCTGCCCGACGACCCGCGCGCGGCCGAGCTCTCCCGGCTCTCGGGTCACGTGCTGCCCTCCCAGGGCGTGATCATCGACCACGATGGCGACGTGGTCTCCCAGGCGGTCGGCTACGGCGAGGACCACTACTTGCCCTTCGACCTGAAGAACATCCGCGCGCTCAAGGGCGGCCAGTACGTGCGTACCCGGATGGAGGGCGGCCCCACCGGCGAGGACGTCTACGCCCTGGTCGCCACCGGCGCCCGGATGGGCACCGTGGTGTCCTCGAGCGGGGTCTTCACCTTCGAGATGGACCCGAACTTCCGCGGCCGCCGCGGCTCCAGCGACAAGGCCCGGATGGTCTACCAGCGCTACCTGGAGATCCTCGACGCCGTGGACGGCTCCGGGCTCTACTCCCGCGACCTCTCCGCTGCCGACAAGGCCCGCGTGGAGGAGACCGCGAGCGCGATGAACTACGAGATCGGCGGCACTGAGCACCAGGCGATGCTGAACGCCGAGCGGGCCAAGCAGAAGAAGCTCACCCCCGACCAGGTAGAGGCCATCGAGGCCGAGGCACGCCAGGAGCTGCAGGCCAGCGGCCGGCGCTTCACCGAGCTTTCCACCGCGCGGCAGAACGCCGAGGTCACCTCGCTGACCGAGGAGCGTGTGCTGGAGCGCAAGGGCGAGCTGATCCGCGAGGTCTCGCTCAACGCCGAGGGCTACGCGCTGGCCATGAAGACGCTGCAGCAGCAGTTCCCCTACTTCATCCGCACCGCGACCTACGAGCCGCTGCGCAACAAGGAGACTGGCGGCGGCTTCTTCGCTGCCCGGGGTATGGACGCGGGCCAGGCCGTGCGCCAGCGCTCGCTGTCCGACGACCGCGGCTACGTCCGTCCAGGTGGGCTGCGCTCGGAGGGCACCAAGGAGGGCTTCTACGCCACCGCCGGCGCGCGCAGGCTCAAGCGGACCAAGCGGGACGAGCCCGAAGAGTCTCCCAAGGCGATCCCGGCCGCAGCCGGGACCGCCGCTGTGACAACTCCTGGCGCTGCTGCCCCCGCCGCGGCGCCCAGCCAGGCCACGGCCGTTCCCAGTGGGAAGCTCGCTGAGGCGCTGGCGCCGCGCTCGACCGAGTTCACCAACAGGCGCGATGTGGCGGTCAAGGAACTCCACCAGGCGTGGGCCGTGCTCAGCCAGTCCAACCAGGGTCAGCTCGGTGGCCAGGGACTGGAGAACCTCGGCGGCGCGCAGGTCCCGTGGGACCAGGTCAAGGGTCGTCGCGACCTCGCGGCCGCCTGGCTGATGGACGCGGTGCCGGCACAGTTCAACGAGGTGATGTCCACCGACCAGGCCAGCGCGCTCGACGTGCTCTCGGACCGGGACCTGATCGCCTCTACTGTGCGCGGCAAGCTCTCGGCCGGTGCGGCTGGCTGGGGCGACCCCCAGGCGATCGAGGCGCTGCAGCTGCCCGGGGTCAAGGACTCCGACTCCTTCGCCAGGTACGTGGCCGACACCGCCCAGCGGGTGGTGGACTACCAGCAGCTGGCCAACCCGGCCTTCTTCCGCACCACCGAGGGCGTCTGGGAGACCAGCGGGCCGCGCGAGCAGCCCGACCTGGCCACGATCACCACCCAGGAGGGGCTGGACGCCTACGCCAAGCAGCACCCCGAGACGGCCCGGCTCGCCCAGACCATCGGCCTCGCCGGAGACCGCCCCCGGCGGTTCTCCGACATGAAGTCCGACGTCGCAGAGCGGCTGAAGGCACTGAAGGCCTTCTCCAACTTCAGCGACGCGCTGCGCGCAGCCGCGACGAGCATCAGCTCCCCGGACCAGATGAAGGAGCGGGCAGTCGCTCAGAAGCTCTCCGAGGCTGGGATCGACGCCGACCAACTGGGCAAGATGGTCGGTCGGCAGTTCGGCAGCCCGGTGGAGATCGCCGACTGGGCGCGCGGGGAGGCCGGCGTCTCCGGCGCGGACCGGGCGGCGATGGAGATCCAGCGGGCCTGGTCCCTGGCCGCGGTCTCCAGACTGGTCGACGCGGCCGAAGGCGGTGACCTGGTCCCAAAAGACGAGCCCGCCCTGGCCCGACTGGCCAAGGCGGCGCCCTCGCTCCCACGGGTCGCCGTGCTCTCACCGAAGGACCCACGGAGTCTGGTGGTGAAGCGCCTGGTGCGCGACCAACCGCTCCCGCGAGCCTTTCGCGCGCAGAGAAGGTAGAGGCGGCCTACGACGCCCTGGAAGACATGATCGGCATGGAGTCGGTCAAGCGTCAGGCGTACTCCCTCGCCGCGGCGGCGCAAGCACGCCGCGAGCGTGAGGAGGCCGACCTGCCCGTCACCGACCGGACCAACCACCTGGTCTTCACCGGCAGCCCCGGGGTGGGCAAGACGTCGGTGGCGCGGATCTTCAAGGACCTGTACTACGGACTGGGCCTGATCGAGCGCGACTCCTACGTCGAGGCGCAGACCTCGGACCTGATGGGGTCCTACATGGGCCAGACTCCCGAGCGCACCCGGAAGTTCCTCGAGGACAACAAGGGCGGCGTGATCTTCATCGACGAGGCCTACAAGTTCTCCGAGGGCGAGCGCAACGAGTACGGCCAGCAGGCACTCAACGAGATCCTCACCTTCGCCGACGAGCACCGTGGCGACACCGTGATCATCCTGGCTGGCTACCCCGAGGCGATGCGCAGGATGCTCAACACCAACCCCGGGCTGCCGCGGCGCTTCCCGAACGTGATCGAGCTGCCCGACCTCGACCGCGGCGGGATGAGCGAGGTGATGCACCGCAACCTGCGCTCGAACCTGGACAAGCTCGCACCCGGCGGGCACCAGGCGCTCGAGCGCGCCATGGACCGCGCGCTCCCCGCTCTGCAGACCGGCAACGCCGGCGAGGTGCGCAACCTGCTGGAGAAGATCCACACCGCCCGCGACCTGCGGCTGGCCCCGCTGCCGAAGCGCACGATGGCCGACAAGACCACGATCACCATCGACGACATCGAGATCGGCACCCGGGACTACCTCGCCAGCGCGCAGGCCCAGCGCGGCCGGCTGGTGCCGACGAATCGGAAGAAGTCCCTTGCAGACGGGTGAGCGCTGGTGGACCGACATCGAGAAGGCCCAGCAGGTCCTCTCGATCGTCGGAGGCGACGACGTGGCGCAGAGCGTCGGCACGGTGGCGCTGGGCTACCACGCCGTGCTGGCGAGCTCGCTGCGCCCGCTGTGCGCCCGCACGCTGATCGACCATGCGGACGTGACCAACGCGCTCGAGGACGTCGACCTGTTCCCGGTGATGAAGGCGATGACCGCCGCCGTCTCCCCGGTGCTCGGCGACGCCGCCGGGGTCTACGCCGCCGACCTGGTGGGCCAGCTGCACCAGGAGGCCGAGGAGGGGATCCTCCACGAGCTGCGGATCCTCGTCTCCAAGGGCGTGGCGTGGCCTCAGGCGATCGAGCGCGTCTGTGGCGTCGCCGGCGTCCCGGCTCGCGCGGTCAACGGCTACGTGCAGAAGATGGCCCAGCCACAGGTGAACCCCCTGGTGCTGGCCGACGAGGGCGACCGCACGCTGATGACCTGGGCCTCCCGGCTGGGCGCGCGCGAGGCCACCTCACCACTGGAGGGTGTGGCCAAGGTCGAGAGCTTCGACGAACGCGAGCACCCACGGTCCGGGGAGACCGGCCGCTTCGTGGAGGCTCCTGACGACGGGGCCACCGCCGGCGGCGAGCGGCAGGCGCGGCTGTCCCGGCTGTCCCGCCTCTCCCGGCTCAGCAACCTCCAGGCTCGGTCCCGTGCCGAGGCGAGTGAGCGCGTCGCAGCGGAGGAGAAGCGCCAGGGCGAGAAGAAGTCCCTGGCCGAGCTCCAGGCCGAGGTGCTCGGTCGCCGCGGGGCGCAGGGCCGCGCGCCCCGCACGCGCGGCGCGCAGGGCCGTGAAGCGCAGGGTCGCGAAGCGCAGGTGCGGGCCCCGCGCATCCAGGAGGCCCCCAGGACACGCGAGCTGGCGCGGGTTGAGGAGGCGCCGGCGCCGATCGCGGCGCAGCGTGAGTCCTTCGGCCACCGGCTGCACGAGCAGGTCTCGGTCGACATGAACCCCGGCGCCATCGCACTCACGCACATCGGCGCGATCCTCTCCGGCAACGAGATCGGCCGGCTGGGAGACGTCACCACGAAGCCGGGCGAGCAGGTCATCGGCCAAGCGAGACTGCTGATCGACCAGGCCTACGTCAGCCACGACAACGGCGACGGCACCTACGAGCTCGACGAGAACTACGACTACCGGATCACCGGCGCCGAGCTCAGCGGCCTCGACCTCGTACTGCGGCTGGCGCCGATCGAGGACGGCGGCGTCGGCAAGGCGGACTTCGACGAGCGCGAGCACCCGCGTGACGAGGATGGCCGCTTCTCCGAGACCGAGTCCAGGCGTCAGCGCCTCTCCCGCCTCTCCCGACTCCAGGGGCTGGCCAACCGGCAGGCCCGGCAGGCGGCGGCGAGTGCCGCCGAGACCAAGGCTCGCGAGGCTGCTCGGGACGAGGCGAGTGCCACCGAAGCGGTGCTCGCGCGGATGCAGCCCGCGCAGGGTCGAGAGGCCAAGACGCGCGGGGCCCAGACCAGGAGCGCCCGACTCGTGCCCACCCGGGCGCGCAGCGCCCGGAGGGCTGCGGAGGAAACCAGGCAGGAAGCGCAGCCCCAGGTCGACCACCTCAGCGCCGAGCGGCCGGCACTGCTGCTCGACGAGTCCACTTTCGCCCAGCTCACCAACGCCTATGTCGACGACGAGGCGTTCAAGGAGCCCACGAACCTCAGCGCGGTGACCGGCAGGTCACCGAGCGAGATCAAGTCGCTGATGAAGTCCACCCAGATGGTGCAAGGGGACCAGGTCAGTGATCGCCTCGCTGCGCACGCGTGGCAGTCGATCTTCCAGCAGCATCGTGGCCGGCAGATGATCGAGGTCGCCGAGGCGCACCACGTCTTCACCACGGCCGGTGAGGCGCGTGACGCCGCGATCCAGCTGCTCGGTGCGGAGAAGCGGCTCGACGAGGACGGCCTCGAGGCCTACGTCCCCGGGGTCGAGGCGATCGCGCACCGCGGCGGCGGCCCGGCCGTCTACCGCCCGGTCGTCTACCGGCAGCCCCTGGAGGGCAGCAGCGATCTGCACGACGCTCCGTTGCACGTGATGACCGGCGACGCAGGCGCGATGATGCGCCTGCGCAACGGCGACACCGAGGGGCTGGTGATCCAGCGCGTCGGCGAGGGCGCCGGCGCGCAGGAGCTGGAGCGGATGGGCGGCGGCACTCACCTGGGCTTCGCCGATGTGCACCTGAACACCAACGTCTTCGAGGTCATAGACACGCGCCAACCGCGGGAACGTCGGCCATGATGGAGACGACGAGGAGGAACGATGCGTGATGCGAGGACCGTGGTGAGCAAGCTGCACGAGGTCGACCCTGGCTTCCGGGAGCTCTGCGACACCCTCTTCGGCGGTGCCGTCGACGTGGACCGCGTCTACGAGGCTGCCTACACCCGCGACGGGGTCTCGAAGATGTTCCCCGACGCCGCCGACCTGCACGCGCCCGGCACTGGCGGGCTGCGCGCCACCGGACGCCGCCGGCGCAAGCCGAAGGCGGCAGTCCACAAGGGCGAGGAGCGGGTGGGCGAGGAGGAGATCCTCGACGCCGGTGAGGTGCTGGACGAGATCGAGAAGGGCGCCGGCGTCGACGTCATCTTCCACACCGAGTTCGCCAAGATGGACACCGACAAGCGCGAGGTCTTCGGCTGGGCCAGTGTCGTGGAGCTCAACGGCCAGCCGGTCGAGGACCGCCAGGGCGACATCATCACCCCCGAGGAGCTCGAGCGCGCGGCGTACTCCTACGTGCAGAAGTCCCGCGTCGGCGGCCGCCAGCACCAGCGCGAGGGCGACAGCCCCTTCCACGCCTCCGACATGATCGAGTCCCTGGTGCTGACCAAGGAGAAGGTCGAGAAGATGGGGCTCCCCGCGAGCACCCCGCTCGGCTGGTGGGTCGGCTACAAGGTGCACGACGACGACACCTGGTCGGCCATCAAGAAGGGCGACCTCACCGGCTTCTCGATCCACGGCCGCGGCCGCCGGGTCCCGATCGAGGCCTGATGGGCGCGCTCGTTCAGACTGATGACCGCCGCAAGCGCGCGGTCACGGCAGGCCTGAGTGGTGTCGGTGCTGCAGCTGGTGCGGGCGGGCTCGCACTCGCCGGCTCCAAGTTCGGTGCCGCGGCGCGCAAGGCGCCCAAGGGGATGCGCCTGAAGGCGGCGTACCGCTCGGAGAAGGGCGCCGCGCTGCTGCTCCCGCTGGAGGCCGCAGGGCTCGCTGGTGAGTTCTCCGCGACCAAGATCCTGCACTCCGACGCCAAGAAGAACCGCCCGGTGGTCCAGCTCAACAAGGCCACCTCGCTGCGCCCGAACTACTACTTCAACCCGGCGACCGCCGAGCGGCAGGAGGGCAAGCGTCAGCGTCTCGCGACCGAGGCCCAGCACCAGGGCGCTCGAGCGACGGCACTGGGCTTCACCGCCGCCGGCGGGTCGGCGCTCGGCGCCCGGGCCACCACCAGCCGTCTGGCCCCGGCTGCGGCCGCGTCTGCGCACCGCGGCGCGATCGCCCGCGGCGTACCCCGCGAGCACGCTGACCTGGCGCATGCGAAGTTCCACCAGGTCCGCACCTGGGCCAAGCCCCGCCGTGGACGACTGCTGGCTGGCGCGACGGCCGCTGCCGGTGCCACGGCTGCCGCTGGGGCGGTGGCGCGCTGGAAGCGCGACGAGACCACCGGCATCAGCCAGGACCTTGGCCGCTCCGCATCCGGCGCGCGCTACAGCCGCTACAAGGACCAGGTGGGCAAGGCGCTGCCGCTCGCACTCGCGGCAGAGGGCATCACCCTTGGGGTGAAGGCCAGCCAGCGGATGACCCCGGCCCACGTCCGGCAGATCAAGCGGGTCGGCGCCGGCGTGGCCGGCGGCGCCCTGGTCGCCACCGGCGCCTACAGCACCGGCCGGGTCCGGGAGACCAAGCGCAACCGCCGGCTGGTCCGCGCTGCGCAGACGACGTCGAAGCAGCGCGGGCTCCGAGACGTCACCAAGGCCGAGGCCCACCTCGAGGACGTCGCCAAGAGCTCCTACCGGCGCCGTACGGTGCCTGACCCCGGTTCCGAGCTCGACGTCATCGCCGCAGCTGCGCTGCTGCTCGACTCCGAGCACGAGAAGAGCTGGCTGCCCTGGCGCCGGCGCAAGCAGATCCACGAGCAGCTGCAGGCGGCCATCGCGCGTGGCTACCTCAACGCTCCGTACACCGTGGGAGGTCCTCGATGACCGAGTTGGTGGAGTACCGCAAGGCACTGAGCACCAAGGCCCAAGTCGGGCTCGGAGTCGCTGGCGGGACTGCCGGCGTGGCAGCGCTCGCGGCATCTCCAGCCGGCCGTAAGCGCCGCAAGCTGGAGCAGTTCAGGGCGGAGTACCGCCGCTCGAGCCCGGAGCAGCAGGCGTTGACTCGGCAGCGGTTCACGGAGGCCTACTCGCGCAACCGGGCCCAGACTCTGATGAGTCAGGCCATCCAGAAAGGAAGCACCATGTCGATCGAGTCCACCACGGACGTCTACGAGTCTGAGGGCCACGGCGACGGCCGCGGGCACAGCATGCAGTCGGTCGAGAAGGCGATGATCCCCACGCCGCAGGGCGTGCTCGGCACGTACCTGGTGCCCGAGGAGATCTCCAAGCGCGCGCGCCGCTACGACCCAGAAGCCGACCGGCAGCGCCGGATGGGCCTCTACGCCGGCGCGGGCCTGGGCGGCGGTGCGGTGCTCGCCCGGGAGTCTGCCGACCGGCTCTCCAACTCGGTCGACCGGGAGCGGCGCACTGTCACGGTCCCCAAGATCAAGCTCAAGGGGCTGAAGGGCGCGGAGCTGAAGGCGGCCAAGCGCGGCCGCTCAGGGCTCGGCCTGGCGGCCCTGGCTGCCCTCTCCAGCGGCGGTGGGGTCGCGGCCTACCGGCACGGCATCTCGCGCCGGAACCAGCCCTACAACTGATCTGGTGGACGATCTTGCTCAACTTCGCGTGCCAACGGCCGATTCCGGCGTCAGGATGATCTTGAGATGACCAGACGGACCATGCTCAGTGACTTGGAGATCGACGAGGTCTCCACTGTCGATCGACCCGCGAACCAGCACGGACTGATCACCTTCTCGAAGCGTTACGGCAGCATCGAGAAGAGCACCCATACCGAGGAGGACCTCATGTCGGCCGGAACAGCAGAGATCGAGGTGTTCGACGACGAGGGCACCCCAGTGGACCCCGACTCGCTCGAGCACGGTGCCCTGGTCTACGACGTCGATGGCAACGAGTACGCCTACGTCGAGGACGAGGAGGACGACGACCAGGTCGGCAAGTCCCTCTTCTCCGACCCGGAGGGTGCGCTCAACGCGGCCCGGAAGGTCACCCGCAACGGCCGCGCAGCTGCGGCGCGCGGTGCGGCCAACCGCAAGGCCGCGGGCGCAGTCGACAACGCCGCCCGCCGGGGCCGCGGAGCCAAGGACTACATGTACTCCTCGGGCGGCACGACCCGGGGCGCTGACGGCGTCTTCACCGCGGGCAACCGCGGTCTGACCCGCAACGGCCGCGTCGTCCTGACCACCGCCGGAGGTGCTGGTGCCGCCGGCGCCGCCGCTGGCTACGAGACGGCCAAGAAGTCGCTGGGTGACCACGTCCTCGAGGAACTCTCCAAGGCCGTGACCGAGGACGACCGCGCCGACATCATCGCCAAGGCGCTCGACCAGGTCGAGATCGCCAAGTCCGAAGCCGCCCAGGTCCGCAAGGAGCTCGACGACGAGAGGGACCTGCGCCTGGAGACCGAGTTCATCTCCAAGGCCGACGAGTACAACCTCCCCGTCGACCCCTCCGAGTTCGGCCCGGTGCTCAAGCGCCTGGTCGAGCGGATGGACGAGGACGACCTGGAGATCCTGGACCAGGTCTTCAAGTCGGCCGGCGACCTGCTCTACCAGGAGTACGGCCACGTCGGTGGCGGCTCCAACAGCTCGATCATCGACAGCGTGGACGCGCTGGCCGGTGAGATGGTCACCAAGGCCGGAGGTGGCTTCACCACCGCCGAGGCCCAGGTGGCGCTGTTCGAGGCCAACCCCGAGGCGTACGACGCCTACATCCAGGAAGGACGCTGACCCATGGCGTACGAGGAGACTCTCAGGAACATCAGCCTCGACGCTGACGCGTCGCTGGCTGCGCAGACGGGCATCTCGGGCACGCCCGGTGCGGCCAGTCCGCACTACGGCCCGGCCCTGTTCCGCTTCGTCAAGGTCACCGGAGCGCACGCCTGTGGCCGCGCTGCGGCCCAGACGGACGACGTGATCGGGGTGTGCCAGAACAAGCCCCAGGTCGTCGGAGGCGCCACGACCGTGGCGATCGCCGGTGTGACGATGCTCATGGCGGGTGCGGCAGTCGCCGCGACCGACAAGATCTCGTCGGACAACCAGGGCCGCGGGGTCCCGCTCGGTGGAGCGGGTGCCGGTGCGGTCCAGTTCGGGGTTGCGGTCGATGCCGCGGCTGCTGCCGGACACCTCTTCCCGATGCTGATCAAGGTCTGAAGGAGATCCTGAGCCATGCCGCTTCCCACACAGAGTGACCTCCACGTCAACGTCCCGCTGACGAACGTCTCGGTCGCCTACATGCAGAAGGCCGGCGACTACATCGCCAGCAAGGTCTTCCCCAAGGTGCCCGTCACCAAGCAGTCGGACCTCTACTGGAAGTACTCCAAGTCCGACTGGCGTCGGACCGAGGTCAAGCGCCGTGCGCCTGCCACGGAGTCGCCCGGGGTCGGCTGGAGCCAGACGACCGACAACTACTACTGCCACCCGTACGCGGTCCACAAGGACATCGACGACCAGGTGCGCGCGAACTCGGACTCGAACTTCAAGCTCGACAAGGAGTCCACCGAGTTCATCACCAACCAGCTCCTGCTCAAGCGGGACCTGGACTGGAACGCCACCTACTTCAAGTCCGGCGTCTGGGACGTCGACCTGGTCGGTGGCACGGACTTCACGAAGTTCGACGACGCGGCCTCGGACCCGATCAGCTTCATGGCGCAACGGATCATCCAGTTCCGCAAGCGCAACGGCTTCAAGCCGAACAAGCTGGTCCTGGGTGCCAACGTGATGGTGGGGCTGAAGAACCACCCCGACATCATCGACCGGATCAAGTACACCCAGCGGGGCATCGTCACCGAGGACCTGATCGCGACCCTCTTCGACATCGACGACATCTACACGTCGTATGCCACGCTGTCGGACGGCCCGCAGATCCCGGACGCGCAGCTGCAGGACGCAGCTGCGACGTACGACTTCATCACGGACCCGAACGGCATGCTGATGCTGTACGCGCCCGCGAGCCCGTCGCTGCAGACCCCGAGCGCCGGCTACACCTTCACCTGGGACGGCTACGTCAACTCCGGCGGCAACGGCATCCGCATCAAGCGGTTCCGCCAGGAGCAGATCGAGTCCGACCGCGTGGAGGGGTCGATGACCTACGACATGAAGGTCGTCAGCCCGGACTGCGGCGAGTACTTCAGCGACGTCGTCGCCGCCATCGCGGACTGATCCGCGATGGCTCGCACGTTGACGGGCTCGCTGCAGCACCTGGTCGTCGCCCGGCCGGTCAAGCTCAACGGCGTGCTCGTCGCGGTCGGGACGGTGCTCACCAAGGGCTCTGCTCGGCTGGCCGGTGCGCGGATCAGCTCGCTGATCTCGCGCGGGTACCTCCGGGTGCCCGGCCAGTTGCCGCTGCGGTCCAATCGTGACTTCCGGGCCTTCCACCTCAGCCCAAGCGACATCAGGAAGATGGACGCATGAGCACGAAGCCTCGCGCCCCTCGCGGCCCTCGCGCTCCGGTGACTCGGGAGACCCCCGAGCTGCCGGAGGGCGAGGCGTCTGCGCCCACCCTGGTGGTCGAGGAGCACGGCGACATCGAGGTCTCGGACGGCGCCTCTGCGCCGGCCGGGGGCGTCCCGGCGGTCTCCCTGGATGAGCCCTACGACGGCCGCTGGATGGTGTGCCGCAAGCCGTTCAAGCTCAACGGGAAGAAGTACGTCGCCGGTGACGAGGTCCCAGTCGACTTGATCCCGCGACCCGAGTCGTGGGTCAGGACAGGGTTCCTGCGGGAAGCATCATGACCGGCCGCCTTGTGCCGGTCATCAAGGCGTCGAAGCAGGACGGGAACTACGTCAAGGCCGGCGAGAACGACCGCTGGATCCGCTCCCGCGGCGAGCGTCACGCCACCCTGCGTGGCATGGCCCCGGGCATCGGCATGAGTGTCGGCGGCTTGGTCGCCTACTCCGGTGGCGTCGCCACGGGGAACAGGAAGCTCAGCCGCACTGGCATCGGGACGCTGGCCGCCGGCACCGTCGCAGAACACGTGGGTGGCCACCGCGCTGCCAACAAGTGGCGGCGCAAGCAGGGCATCGGTGAGCGCAACTACTGGTCCGGCAAGGCCCGCGAGGTGGGCAAGGCCTCTCCCTCCAGGACCCGCAAGCGTCGCCAGGAGCGCCGTGAGGGCTCTGCGAAGCCCACGGCGGGCCCGGACCCCCAGCTGCTCGCCGGACAGGCTCAGCGCGACCTGCGCGCCCTCGAGGCGGCCGAGGCCGGGCACGACCACCCCGCGTTCAAGCGGCCCAAGACCCCGGTGACCGCCATTCCGCCTCCCGCAGCGGTCAACCATGCGACCACGCCGGCGTCAGCCGCGCGCGGTCTGGCCTCGCGCCGGTTGAAGGTCGGCGGTGGCGTCGCTGCCGGCGTCGGTGCTGCCACGGCCGGCGGCGTGCTGCTCGACCGCAAGCTCAAGCAGCGCAAGCGCGCGCTCCAGGGCGTCACCGGCAAGGCCCGCAACCAGCGATAGGAGGCAGGCCATGAGCCACCAGACCTACCTCATCGCCAAGGCGCAGCGCGGGCTCGAGGGCTTCGCCAAGTCCCTCATGCCCGGCGGAGTGCCCAAGCGCGCTGTCGAGCTCAGCGCCCAGGAGCGCCGGGGGATGCGGATGCGCCTCGAGCGCCAGGCCCGGGTGCGCGAAGGCACCCTGCCGGGGCTGGGGCGCACTTCGGGGGTCGGCACCGCCCGGGGTTCGCGCACGCCGTACTTCGCCGAGCAGAACCGTAAGGTGGTCCGGCGTGAGAAGCGGATCGCTGAGGGCGAGAAGGTCTCACCAGTGCGGAGGCGACCATGACCTGGACCTACTCCAGCGACCCGGCGACCAGCGACCTGGACGCCGTCCGGTTCCTGCTCCAGGACGTCGAGGAGCAGGAGGCATTCCTGACAAACGAGGAGATCCAGTACCTGCTGGACACCTACCTCGACCGCTGGAACTCGACCACGGCCGTCGCAGCGATGGCAGCCGAGGTGCTCTCCAACCGGTTCGCCCGGGAGATCTCGGTCTCCGGTGACGGCGTCTCGATCGACACCGCCGCGCTGCAGCAGCGCTTCGCCGACGTGGCCTCCTCGCTGCGCGAGCTCTATAAGGCCGAGGGCGCCACCGAGACCTTCCTCGAGGACTTCTCCGGCGTGCTCGCCCACGGCTTCGACGACTCCCTGGCGCCGCTGAACTTCGGGCTGGGGATGCACGACAACATCGAGGTGGGCGACCAGGCCGACGGCCGGCCGCAGCGCTACCAGAGCCCGCTCGAGCTGTTCTGATGCGCGCCGTACGCCGCCTGGGGCAGCCCTCGCCCCTGGTGATGAAGATGGCCCGCCGCCAGATCGTGGACCGGATGCCCGGCTTCGTCCGGATCGAGCGGCGCAGGGGCGAGCCCACGATGGCCCCGGACACCCTGGACCTCTCCTACGAGAACGACGTCGTCTACGAGGGTCGCGCCCGGCTGGCGCTGGAGTCGGCCGGCCCGGTCCAGGACACCGACGAGCTGATCTTCGAGGTCTCCGGCCAGGTGGTGGTGCCCTACGCGATCGGGGACCAGGTGATCCGGCCGATGGCCGAGGACGTGATCAGCGTGATCGGCCACGTCGACGAGCTCTTCGTCGGCGCAGTGCTGCGCATCACCGGGGTCTCCCGGGCCGGGCACCTGCCGCTGCAGCGCGAGTTGACCGTGGACGGGATGGCGCCGGCGAAGAACTGGTCGGACACCACGGTGACCCCGGTCATCGAGACGGACGGCCCCTGATGCCCGACCACCACCAGGCGGTCGCGGACCTGACCAGGCGCGTCGAGCGGACCAGCTCCCTGAAGGCACGCGCGGGGAGCGACATCGCTGCCGCGGTGCAGGGGCACCGCGGAGACAGTACGGTGAGTGTGGCCGCCTCGGGCAGTGGGGCACAGGTCACCATCAGTGGCCCCGACGCCGCTGAGCACCGCGCTGAGGTGCACCAGGCGGCCGTAGCCGCGCTCAAGAAGGAGCGGTAGATGTTCGACCTCCAGGCACTCACGGTCGTGCTCCAGACGACGCTGGCCGATGACCGCTACCTCGTCGGGATCGGCGAGGCCCCCAAGGCCGGCGGCTGGTCCGGGGGTACGCCGGGCGAGGGCGTCTACAAGCCCTACCTGGTGCTGCTGCACGCCGGGTCCACCCCGATCTTCAGCCCCACGATCAGCGGCCATGAGCGCGACTGGCAGGTCAACTTCACCGTCCGCGCCTCCGCGGCCTCCTACGCCCAGCTGAACGGCCTGGGCAGCCGCTGGCGGGCGCACATCGAGGACTGGGTCCGCGACGAGCCGTCCTTCGGCTCGCCGGCCTGGGGCATCGGCAACCTGACCTGGAACGCGCTGGGCCCGGCCGAGCCCAACCGATCGACCTCACCCACCACGTGGAGGCAGCAGGACTCCGTGGGCTTCATCGTCACGAAGCCGTAGGTGGTCAGTCCCATCCGCACTACCATCGAAATCGGAACGGCCCACAGGGCCACCGCAGACACGAGGAGGACCCGTGGGTCGCATCATTCCCAACGAGGAGAGCTGGATCGCCTTCAGTGAGGTGATGCCAGCGAACCTGGCGGCACCGACCGAGGCCGAGCTCTCCGCCGTGGACGTCCACAACTGGACCAAGCAGATCGTCTCGCTGAACGCCTCGAGCTCGGGCAACACCGTGCCGACCCCGGACATCGGCACGATGTTCGAGACCTCGGTGCCCGGCACCAGCTCGGCGCAGTTCACGCTCGACGTGTACCGCGACGACGACCCGACCAAGGACCTGCCCTTCAAGACCCTGAAGCGCGGCGTCAAGGGCGTCTTCTACATCTCCCGCTTCGGCGGCACCGGCCCCTCCAAGCGGCCTGCGGCCGCCGAGGACCTCGAGGTGTGGCCCGTCCAGGTGACCAGCCGCGGCTCCTCGGCGCTGGCCTCCAACACCGCGCAGATGGCGACCATCACCTGCTCGGTTCCGGAGGAGCCGCAGGAGGACGCGGTCGTAGCCGGCCCGTAGTCCGTGAACTCGCGCACCTGGCCTCGGGGGTGAGGCCGATGGCCGGGTGCGCGAGGTCTGCCCCCAGCAGACCTCGCACCGCTTCTCCCCTCACCAACCTCACCGAAAGGCACCACCATGAGCGAGTCCAAGAAGAACAGCACCCTCCAGATCGCGACCCTCGAGCAGCTCCTGGGCAAGAAGAGTCGCTGCGAGACGATCCCGATCGAGATCTACGACGGGGACGGTCCGATCAAGCTCGGCATCAAGCTGAAGGCGCTCCCCTCCGAGGAGTACGACGACCTGATCACCCAGCACCCGCCGACGGACAAGGACAAGAAGGAGGGGGCGCAGTGGAACCCCGACACCTTCGCCCCCGCGCTCATGGCACGGACCTTCGTCGAGCCGGTGCTCGACCTGGCCGGTGCGCGCAAGCTCTGGAAGGCCGAGACCTGGTCCTCGGGCGAGCTCATCGACCTGTTCAACTCCTGCGTGCGGATCAACCTCAAGGGGCTGAATGTCCCTTTATCCGCCGGCGACTGAGGGTAGACCCCACCTTCTCGCTCGAGGTCGCCTGGACGTCTGATCACGGCTTGCCGCACTCCACGCTGCTGCGCTGGGACCCGATGGACCGGGCGAAGCTGATGGCGCACCTGCTGGAGAAGTCCGAGCGGTGCACGATGTGCGGCACCTCAGGCTGGGAGTGGGACCCCGAGCAGGGTGGGGACCGCAACGCCTATGAGCCGGCGGCGCACAACTGCATGGGCTGCTACCACATCAAGCTGGCCCAGCAGGACACCGAGCTGATGCCCGGCGCCTCGATCACGCTGGTCCCGAAGAGCCAGAAGCACCGGCTGAAGGCGGCGATCCCGGCGTGAGCGACATGGCGCCCGAGGGCGGGATGGACCAGCAGACCTACACCACCGTCTACGACGTGCAGGTCCAGGGCCAGCAGGGCATGAACGCCATACTGGAGATCACCAACCAGTACTCGGCGGCCGCGGACAACCTGCTCGGGCGGGTGGCCAAGCTCAACATGGGCCTGGGCACGATGTCCAAGCACTACGTGGGGCTGAAGCCGCAGAACGCCGGCGCGGTCTCCGAGGCGGCGCGCTACCAGCAGCAGCTGTCCTCCCTCGAGGCGACGGTGCGGGTCTCGACCAAGGGCAACAAGGCCTACAACGAGACCTTCGGCGAGCTGCGCAAGAACACCAAGGCGCTGGCCCGGGAGATGCCGATCGGGATGGGCCAGGCGGTCCAGCAGGTCGACGCGCTGCACCAGAGCGGGGTGAAGAGCAACCGGGAGATCAAGTCCCTGGCCCAGACCTACACCGAACTCGGCAAGGCCAACGCCGAGTTCGGCCCGGCCCTGGGCGCCGACATGCAGTCGGTGAACAAGATCTACGACGCCAACATCAAGCAGTCCCGGAACTACGCCGACTCGCTGACCACGGTCACCCAGAAGCTCGGCGGCACCGCGAGCGGCACGCTGTCCTTCGCCAAGTCGATCGCTCCGATCGCGGCCACGGTCGGGATGGGCGAGTCCCAGGTGATCGGGCTCTCCAACGCCTTCTCGAAGATGGGCGAGGACGGCTACGGCGCCGCCACAGCGGTGAACAAGGTGCTGCTGGACATGAACCGCTCGATCCGCCAGGGCACCCCGGAGATCGGCAACTACGCCCGGCTGCTGGACATGGACACCTCCTCGCTGACCAAGCTCTTCAAGGAGAAGCCCGACGAGGTGCTGACCCGGTTCACTGAGGCGATCGCCAAGAAGGGCCCCGACGCGATGCAGCAGCTCGACGAGCTGGGCCTCGACGGGGTGCGCACGGTGCGCTCGATCCAGGCGGTCTCCAAGGGCGGCGGGCTGCGTGAGTCGATCAAGACTGCGGTGGAGGGCTATGGCTCCGGGTCGACCAAGACCGGGGCGGAGCAGGCCACCAGCGGGCTCAACGACGAGCTGACCAAGCTGCAGGAGACCACCAGGCAGACCGTGGAGGCCACCGGCCGGCCGTTCCTGGGCTTCCTGGAGGAGATCGTCCGGCTCTCCAACGCAGCCACCGACGCGATCCGCGGTGTCGTCGACTCCAGCGCGATGCAGGGCATCGGCAAGGTCGGCGCTGTCGTCGGCACTGTCGGCGGCGGTGTGATGCAGGTGGCTCAGCTCGGGCTGATGGCCGCCTTCGCCAAGAGGGCGGTCGGCGGCGGGATGGGCCTGCTCGGCGACGCGCGCGCGGACTTCCGCGCCGGTCGTAACGTGGTGGCCAGCACCGCCGGGAGTGCGAGGCCGGTGGGTCCGAACGAGGCCGCGGCGATCGCCGAGAAGCACGGCTGGGCCGCGAGGATGGGTGGCTTCTACGGCCGGAGCGCCGGGGCTGGCCCGGAGCCGGAGGCGACCCGCGACTGGAGGTCGCAGGCCCGCTCCCTGAGCCGCGGAATCTACGAGGGTGGTCGCCGCGGTGCACTGGGTGCACTGGGCGTCACCAACGCGCTCCACCAGGGCCTGATCAACGACACCCGGGCGGCCTCGGGCAAGGAGGTCCCGGTCTCGCCCGCTCGGGCGGCCTACCAGGAGCAGATGCGCGCGGCTTCGGAGCGTGCCACCATCCAGGAGCGGTTGGTGGCCCGTGGCGCTGCCACCAGCAGCCTGCTGGGCAAGGGGATGTTCCAGGACCAGTCCTTCGGCCGCGCGCTGGGCACGACGGCGTACACCAGCCTGGTGCGCGCTCCTGCAGCTGGTCTGGGCTTCCTGGGCGGCAGCGCCGGCAGGCTGGGGGCGATGGGCCTGCAGGGCACCGGGCGGATGCTCGGGGCTGCCGGCAGCCTCGGTGCCGCCGGGTTGGGCGCGCTGGGCATCACCGCCCCGATCGCGGCCCTCGCCGGCGCTGGCTACCTCGGCTATAAGGCCTACCAGGGCCACGAGGCGCGCGCTGAGGCCGCTGACCGGATCCAGAGCTCCGTGGGTGACCCGAATGCCGCCTACAACGACTTCGCGGCCGCCATGGGCCACGCGGGCCGATCCACGACGAACTTCGCCGACGCCGCCGAGCAGGCGGCGTCGCGGCTCAACGACATCAACCCGACCAAGGGCGACGCCTTCAAGATCTCCGACGCCGAGGTGACCCAGGCGCACGCCTACAAGGGCCCGCTGGCGCTGAAGCTCTCCGATGCCGAGCAGGGCAAGACGGGCATCGGCCACCGGATCGCAATGCAGATCGTGGGTGGCTGGGACCCGATGAACAACAACCAGCACGGCAGCAACGATCGGATCGACACCAAGGCGCTCTACGCCAAGGCCGCGCTGACCCTGGGCAACAAGGCGTCCAAGGACGACATCCAGACGATGATGTTCGACTACCTGGCCCAGCACGTGCCCAAGGGCCAGGTGCAGGACGTCGCGAACATGCTGAAGAAGCGCTACGGCGGCGAGGGTGGCACTGCGAAGCCCGACTACGCACTGGGCGTCCAGGCGGCGTACGCCGCCCAGCAGCGCTCCCCCTCGAGCAAGCTCAGCGGGCCCTCCGCCGAGGCCCAGGACGCCATGAACGAGACCTTCGCCGGCATCGGGCAGGAGAAGGAGCGGGTCGGGAGCATCTACGGCGACCGGTCGGCCGCGGTGCAGGGCTACGGCGAGACCAACAAGCTGATGGCCGCCTACGCCGGCCAGCGCAAGAAGATGAGCTCCTCGGAGCGGGCGCAGCTGGACAACCTGGTCTCCGCTGGCCTGGCCGGCGAGCTGGGGATGGACAAGAAGGACATCAAGGGTCACCTGGACGCCGGCTCGATCGGTGAGCTGGTCAAGGACCTGAAGGGCGACAAGGTCACCTCGGCCACCAAGCAGGGCATCTCCGACTGGAGGACCCTGGGGTCGGTCTCCGGCCCGGTCACGATGGCCGACCTGCTCGGGGTGGCCGAGCGGCCCAAGGAGCCCGGCTACGAGAAGGCCGCCGGGTCCTCCCTGGACGCCAGCTACGGCCAGGTCACTGGCCGTAGGGCGAGCAACAAGGAGTGGGACGAGGGGCTGCACGGGGTCGCCTCGAAGCTCTTCGACATGGGCAAGACCTTCGACGAGGGTGGCAAGGCGCTCAAGGCCGGGATGACTCCGCTGCAGAGGGCGGTCTCCCGGCTGGAGTCGGGCGACGTGAGCCCGGCGACCAGCTACCGCGCCGGGTCGCTGATGGCTCAGACCGAGCTGCGCCGCTACGGCGGCAACGCCGGGATGGCTGGGCTGGGGCTGACCGTCGCCGCGCAGAAGATCTCGGACCCCAACGTCCGGTCGGCGATGACCACCGAGGGTCAGGCCTACCTGCAGAACGTGGTGCAGCCGCTGCAGGCCGCCCGGCAGTCCCCGGTCGAGTCGCTGCGCAACCGGATCCAGACCGGCCGGGTCGCGGTCGCCCAGCTGAGCAAGATCGACACGCCCGAGGCGCAGACCGCGATGGTCAACCAACAGGCCGACATGGCCTCGGCGCAGGCCTCGATGATCGAAATGCGCAAGCAGTACCAGAACCAGATCATCGAGACGATGCGCTCGATCAAGATCTCCAACGAGCAGGCGCAGATCTCCGAGGGGCGCGCGACCGAGGACTACCAGCGCTCCCGGCTCTACGCCGAGCAGGACTACGACACCCAGATCTACCGGGCCCGGCGCGACTTCGGGCGCCAGATGAAGAACGCCCAGCAGGACTTCCAGAAGCAGATCAGCCGCTCCGAGGACGACTACCAGCTGGGCCGCGAGCGCGCGCAGGAGGACTACCAGAAGTCCCGCCGGCGTGCCCAGGAGGACTTCCAGCGCCAGCAGCGGTACTCGATCGAGGACCACCAGCGCCAGGTCAACTACCTGCTCAAGGACGCCGCGTCCAACATGTACGACCCCTACAAGCGGATCCAGGCGGCCGACGTGATGGACGCCTCCGGCCTGGGCGGCAACGTCCGGGAGCAGGCGGCGATGCTGCGCCGGCAGAGCGCGAACGTCAAGCGGCTCAAGGAGCTGGGCCTGTCCCAGCGCACGATCGACTCCCTGGACCTCTACAACCCGGCGAACGCCTACCAGGCCGAGCGGCTGGTCCAGGACATCGAGCAGGACCACAACGCGGGCACCCAGCTCAACTCCGCGGTGGCCGAGAAGGACGCGGCCGCGGCGCCGCTCGCCTCGAGCAGCGAGTCGTTCCGACGCTCGGAGGAGGAGTTCAAGGTCGGCCTGGGGCGCTCGGCCGACCAGTTCGAGGTCTCGATGGTCCGGATGGAGACCGACCAGCGGGTCGCCATGAACCGGATGGCCACCGACCAGCGCAAGGCGATGAACCGGGTGATGGCCGACCAGCGCATCGCCCGGAGCCGGGCGGTGCAGGAGCACCGGATCGCGATGGCCGACGCCGCCGCCGATGAGACCAAGGCGCTGGGCCGGATGGCAACCGCGCAGTCGACGGCGATGGAGCGGATGCGCGCGGACGTGGCGCGCTCGAACCGGCTCACCGTCGAGGCGCTGGGGCGGCAGGGCAAGCAGCTGACCAAGAGCGCGGCGCAGATCGCCAAGGAGTCGGCGAAGGCGATCGCCGATGCCCCCAAGGCGTGGACCGGGCCGCTGGTCGCCGCGGTCAACACGATGACCGCGGCGCTGCGCAATGAGCTGGCCAAGGTGCAGATCAACGCCTCGATGAGCTTCTCGGCCCCCAAGATCCTCGGCAACGCCCAGTCCGGGTACCACGTGGCCGGCTCGAACACGAAGTTCTACGCCTCCGGCGGCATCGCGATGAGCCCGCACATGGGCGTGGTGGCTGAGTCCGGCTACCCCGAGGCGATGATCCCGCTGAACCACCGTGGCGCGGAGATGATGGCCCAGGTGATGCAGCGCTACGCCACCTCCGACCAGACCCGCGGGGTGCACGCGCAGTCCTACGCGAACCCGGTCAACCAGCACCAGACGTTCACCTACGACTACTCCACCCGGGTCGAGAGCGTCACCGTGGTGGCCAACGACCCGCACGAGATGTTCCGGCAGCTGGAGAGCATCGCCTCCACCAAGCGGCTGGTCCAGCCGGCGGGGAACCAGGTCGCATGAGCGGGAACCTGATCAACTACGCCCGGGTCTCGGTCCCGGGCGGGTGGCTGGTGCTCACCGAGGGGCCCTACAGCCTCGCTGAGGGCACCATGGAGCGCTTCGAGTCCAAGCTGCGCTCGGTCACCGCCTCCAACGAGCTGACGGCCGGTGAGTGGACGGTGGTGGCAGTGGAGTCCAACGAGACCTTCCCGTTCAACATCCGGGTCAAGGGCGACGGCTCCCAGGGCAGCTGCTTCGCTGCTGCCCGGGCCCTGAAGCAGGCGCTGCAGCGGCGCAACTTCGTCCTGGAGACCACCCTTGGTGACTGGGTGATGCAGTGGAACTGCTTCGCGGCCGACGTCACGATCGAGGCCAGCAAGCCTCTGCTCTACGCCGCGCAGGCCGTAGTCTCGACAACGATGAGCGCACTACCCCAGGAGGCCTGAGATGCCGCTCGGTCCCTTCGGACGCAAGTACGCCGCCCAGCGGGTCTTCATGGGTGCCGGCGCTCCGTTCGTCATCTCCGGGCTGTGGGTGGCGCTGCTGAACGAGGCGGCGATCGACACTTCCACCGGCACCACGATCAAGGAGCCGGCCGCCGCGGCCTACGAGCGGGTCCCGGTGCTGCTCAACGCCACGAACACCGTGGTCGGCGCCGGCGGGACCGGCTACTTCAAGGACCGGGTCGTCTGGCCGATGGTGATGGCCGAGAGCTGGGGGGCGATCGTGGGCTACGCGCTGCTCACCGCACAGAGCGGTGGCGAGCTCTTCGCCTACGACACCCTGCCGCTGACGATCCCGATCGGCGGCGACGTCCCGCAGATCCCGGAGAACACGATGACGTTCTCCATCCCGACCTCGTAGTGCTCGCCGGGCTGCCCCGCGCGTGGGACGCTAGGCGGAGCCTCACCCACGAACAGGAGTCCAGATGACCACCAGGATCGCCACCGCCACCCGCAACGCGATGGCCGCCGCCGCGGCCGCGCTCGTCGACGCCGGGTCCGGCCCGGGCACGATCGAGGTCCGCACCGGTGCGCAGCCGGCAACGCCGGCTGACGCCGCGACCGGCACCCTGCTGGTGACCTTCACGCTCAACGACCCGGCCTACACCGGCCCCACGGTCGGCGTGATGGACCTCGACGTCACCCCGGCGATCCAGGCGAACCCGGTGGCCACCGGCACGGCCGGCTGGTTCCGGCTCAAGGACTCCACCGGTGCCGCGGTGCTCGACGGCGCCTGCGGCACCTCCGGCGCGCAGCTGAACCTGACCACCACGGCGCTGGAGACCGGGGTCCAGGTCTCGATCGCCTCGGGCACCATCACCCAGCCCGGAGCCTGATCCGCTGACGATCTGAGGGGCGGCGACGGTGTCAGTCTCATTCGTCCAGCGCAACGCCGCCAAGCGCCAGGGCGGCGGCGTTGGCCTCATCACGGTGCCGTACCACGCCTCGGCGCAGGCTGGCGACCTGCAGCTGCTGATGGTCAGCACGTTCGCCTCGGGGGCACCGGCGGCTCCAAGCGGCTCTGGGTGGTCCCAGCTGCACAGCAGGGCCGACACCTACTCCCTGATGGCGATCTACGTCAGGACCCTGGTCACCGCGGACCTGACCTCGAACGTCACGGTCAACCTCACCGCCTCGGACTGGGGCAACGCCGAGCTGCGCACCTACCGGCCGTCCGGCGCGGCGGCCTTCGAGCTCGCCGGCAGTGGCGAGGGCCTGGTCGCGGCGGCCGTGACCGCGAAGGCATTGCTGGTCCGGTGCTGGGCTGAGGCGCAGAACAACAGCTCCGGCGGCTCGGCCAAGACACTCACCGCACCGGCCGGGCTGCTGAACAGCGGCTCCCCCACCAGCTACAACTGGTACGACGGCGGCCTGGCGGGTGACGACCCGGTGGCCAACGGCGCGGCCGGGACCTCGACCGCGGTGCACGGCGGCGGCGGCGAGAGCAGGTCCTCGCAGTGGGCGAACGTCCAGATCTCCGAAGACCTGCCCACGGGCGACCTGACCATCGCGCTGCCGCCGTTGGTGACCAGCACCGACGTCACCGTCCCCACGTCGGGTGACCTGGACATCGTGCTGCCGCCGGTGGTGTTCCAGGCCAGTGGCGCCACGGTCCCGGCCGGGCACCTCGACGCCGTACTCCCGCCGTTGGCGTACGACGCCGCCGGCCGCTCCCAGCTCAACTACCAGATCGTCTTCATGCCGCCGCTGGTGGCCGATGCCAGCGGCAACCGGACCCTCACCGAGATGCCGGTCACCCTGCCGGCCCTGTCCGTGGAGACCGTGCTGGACCCGAACCAGCCGCCGGACTTCACCACGGTGATGCGGGCGCTGGACCCCGACCTGTGGTGGACGATGGACGCCTCGGACGCGCGCGAGGTGATCGCCGACGGCGACTGGGCCGGCTGGCAGCGCATCATCGACGCCTCGGGCCACGGCAGCGACGGCGCGCTCTACGTCGCCGGCGGCTCCAGCTTCCCTGACGGCCTGGTGGTCGATTCCCTCGACACCGCCTTCGAGGGTACGGCGGCGACCCAGGTGGCCACGATCAGCACCGAGGCCGACCCGGTGCTCCAGGCCAGTGCGGAGTTCAGCGCCTTCGTGCTGGTCGACTACGTCTCCGCGGCGCCCTTCACCGGCTACGGCTATCACGGCACCATCGGTCGGCAGGGCGTCTGGGCGCTCGGCCTGCAGGACGGCTACTACGACTTCAAGTACCACGCGGCCGGTGGCGGCGTGCAGGACCACCTGCTCTCCAACCCCGCTGTCGGCTACTCCCCGGAGGGACCGGCGAGCCTGGGGGTGATCATCAGCCGTGACCCCGCAGGGGTCGCCTACGTGCAGGCCTTCCTCAACGGCGTGCCCACCGACCCGGAGCCGGTGGAGCTCTACGGCGGCCTCGACGCGACCTACGACCCCTACTACTGGAGCGGCATCCGGGTCGGCGCGGACGGGGCCTGGGCCGGCCTCGTCCAGCACGCCGCGCACTTCAAGCGAGCCCTGGTCCCCTCCGACTTCGCCGCGCTGCACGCCAGCGCCTTCGCGGCCCGGGCCAAGCGGAGCAGGCTGCGCGCGCCGATGCCGGCCCTGACGGCCGGCATCGAGGCCATGGTGCCCGACACACTCCGTGCCGACGTGGTGATGCCGGCGCTGTCCTTCGACGCCTACGACGCCACCCTGGCCGCCCAGGACCTCCCTGGGGCCGCCAGTTGGCACGACGCCGTCCCGGTCACCCGCGGCAAGCAGACCAGGCCCGCAGCGCGGCTCTCCTACCCCGAGGACGACGACTCCGGGCTGGTCTGGCCCTACTTCTCGTCCTGGTGGAAGTGGACGGCCGACGTCACCACCGAGGTCTGGTTCTCCACGTTCCGCTCGATCCCCATCCCGGGGCAGGGCATCGACACCGTGCTGGTGGTCTACACCGAGGCCGGCGGGGTGCTGACCGAGGTGTTCAGCAACGACGACGTGGACAACTGGAACGCCTCCCAGGTGGTCATCCCCGCCCCGGTGCTGGGGGAGACCTACTACATCCGCTGCGGCTCCTTCAACAACAGCGGCAGCGGGATCGCCTCCTACGTCCTGGACAACGACCTGACGCCGGCGCCGACGCTGGCCGACCTGATCGTGGCGGACGGCGGCCGCGGCCCTGCCGGTGCCGGCGACAAGGTCACCGCCCCGCTGACCGAGGCCAACTCGGTCTCCGCACCTACCCACATCCCGGCCGGGCAGCAGGCCTGGTGGCTCTGGACGGCCGACTACAACGGCACGATCTCCTTCGACGCGCTGCTGAGCCAGCACTGGTTCACCGGCGGCGCGGGCAGTGCTGACCCCCGGGTCGGCCTCGAACTGTGGGACGACAGTGAGTGGCTGGCCTACTCCGAGGGCCACGGCACTGTGGAGACGGTGCCGCGCGGGCAGATCAGCTGGAACGTGATCGCCGGGCACCGCTACTACATCAAGCTCACCCCGCTCGGCGGCGACATCAACGCCTTCCTGCGGATCTCGCCGCTCGCCTTCGGCTCGATCGTCACCCCGGCGCCGAAGAGCTTCGTCATCGACGCCACCCCGCTCGACCGGGACCAGGTGGCCAGCTCGCTCTCGCTGCCCTCCGCAGACCTGAAGTACTACTCCGAGCTCGGCGCCGGCCCGGTGGCGATCGACCACACGCTCCCCAGCGGCTATGCGTCTCCGGTGCAGCAGTTCTCCGGCTTCTACGGCCACTACCGGCTGACGCGCGCCTACGCCGGCGTCGAGCCCCAGCTGGACCACATGGGCTCGCTGTCCTGCCTGTGGGAGCAGGCCAGGACCGGGAGCCGGGACTACCAGTTCTGGGGGAAGTACGCCTCGGGGTACTGGTATGGCCCCGAGGACCCCTACGACGAGCACGGGTCCGTCGGCCGCGGCGACTGCGCGAGCAACTGGTACACCAACGCCGTGATCTCCGATGCCTTCAACTCGGCTGGAGCCGTGGGGGCGAGCTTCTGGTCCGACGGCACGCCGCCCTACCAGAGCGCCGACATCGCGACCCAGGGGACCCACTTCCAGCTCAGCGTCAGCGAGCTGGTCAAGAGCCTGCGCGACCGCCCCGACGTCCGCGACGACGCGGTGGTCTCCGCGATCTCGCTGATGGCCGACGAGCCGGCCACCCGGCAGGAGAACATCTGGGGCTGGTTCGTCAAGTCCACCCGGCCGAAGGTGTGGAACGACGGCTACTTCAAGCAGTGGGGCCCGGACTACAACGGCAGCTGGTGGGGCTCGGGGGTCTCCGACGCCGAGCAGTTCGCCTGGATGGACCACAACATCTTCAGCGGCTACTCGCCCAAGCGCGACGGGGCCGCGATCTGGACGCCGCTCCCCGACGACGTCCTGACCGAGGCGCACGCCTTCGAGAACGATACGGCCAACGACCTCTCCGCCGGCGTGAAGGGCCGCGGGCTGACCCTGGCCTACCTGCCCCCGGAGGTGGCCCGGCACGAGCCCCCGTACCAGCTGTGGCGCGCCTTCGGCTACGAGACCGCCTCGGTCTCGGCGATGTCGTACGGCGCCCGGGTGCTGATGAAGGTCGACCTGCAGGAGCTCCCCTACCTCAGCGACGGCCAGCCGCTGGGTTCGGACGGCAGCACCTTCCCGGTCGTGATCCCCTACGACCCGAACTCCTACTACGACAACAACTTCCCGCCGGCGCTGGACCCCGGCCCGGTGGGCTCCCAGATCCTCTTCGGGCCCTACCCGGTCAAGTTCTCCCCGGTGATCGACGTGCTGGTCTTCGGACCGCGGCACAAGAACATCCCCTGGCCCGAGGTGCAGGCCACCGCGGCCTTCGAGACCGAGCTGGTCACCCAGGTGCCGGTGCCCAACGCCGACCCGCTGGCGCGCCCGGCCGGCTCGGTGCGCTTCGTGATGCCGGAGCTCACCATCCTCGAGGGGATCCCGAGGTCCTCGAAGGCCGCCGGCCGGATCGCCTTCACCAGCGAGACGTCGCCGCCGGCGCTGGTCAGCCAACTCTTCTCCACCCCGCACCTGGTCGACCTGGGTGAGGACCTGCGCTTCCCGCCCATCCTGGCCACCAGCCAGGTGAGCACCTCCAGCTACCGGCGCCACCCCACCGACCCGCTGCTGCACCGCACCAGCGCCGAGGTGACCTCGCTGCCGAGCTCGGACGGCTCGGTGACGCTGGCCTCTCCGCTGCCCGGCCCGGAGCGGGTCTCCTCCTACGCCTACTGGCGCGGTGCCCCGGCGGCCACCACGGCGGTCTCCTTCCGGTCCACCTTGATCGGTGAGGAGTCGCTGGCCGCGGCCACCGGCGACTGGATCACCGGAGACGAGTTCACCGTGCTGCTCGCCGTGGTGCTCGACGACGCCAGCGTGCAGGGGCCGCTGAGCCCGCTGGTCGTGGCCGCCAGTCCGACCGGCGCACCTCGAGCAGGGCTGTTCTTCAACTCCGACTCCGAGGTGCTGCTCTGGGACGCCCAGCACGACGTCGACGACATCACCAAGCGGGTCCGTGGCAAGGTCCAGCTGCTCGACGACATCCGCCGGGTCTCCCAGCCGGTGCTGGTCGGGGCCCGGATCGACAACGTCACCGGCAAGGTGACGTTGGTCGCCGCCGACAGCCGGCTGCGCACCGTGGAGACGAGCTTGGCCGCCCCGATCGGGACGGACCACCAGCTGCTGATCGGTGACGCCGGCACGTTGACCAGCCCCGGGGCCTTCGACATGCTCGACATGCGCTGGTGGCGCCGCTCGCTCACCGACGCCGAGCTGCTGAGCGCGGCCGCGGCGATGACCGACCTGTGGGGAGTGCTGGCATGAGCGCACCAGTGGCGGCGATGCTGGAGTCCGAGCGCGTCGGGCAGTGGAAGTACTACGTGCGCTACCAGAACCGCTGGCTCGACATCACCAAGGTGCGCGGCGCCCCGGTCGAGCACGAGTCGATGAGCGAGACAGACCCCTTCGGCTATGGCGAGTGCACCATCTCGATCAAGTCGATCACCGCCGTGGAGCCCATCGGGGTCGGCGAGCTGGCCTGGTTCATGCCCGAGCGGGACCTCAACATCGTCTGGGCGCACTCCTTGGCGGACGGCTCGGACTACCGCGAGGACATCGTCTGGGAGGGCTTCCTGGGCTCCCCGGAGTGGGCCCTGATCGGGGTCACCGTGCTGTGCGTGGGTGCGCTGCGCCAGGTGGACAACTACCTGGCCAAGCCGGAGTACCTGCTGCGGCCGCTGACCTACGAGTACGCGATCGAGCGCCAGCTGCGCCGGCGGGTGGACTCGAGGTGGCGGCCGCTGCGGGTGGACTGGCCCGTGGACTGGCCGAACTCCTTCAACTCCAAGGACTTCGTGGGCGAGCAGCCCTACATGCTCCCCGTCGGTGGTGACGGGCTGGTCGACGGCGCGCCCTGGACGGGCCTGCTGACGCGCGAGACGGGCCGCTGGGAGCCTGCGCTGTCCTCCTACGTCCAGGGGCTCCTGACGGGCATGCAGAGCGCTGAGGGGCCCTGGACGCTGATGATGGAGCCCGGGCGCCAGCCCGTGCTCCGTGTGCGCCGCGTCCCGGCCTCCGACGACCCCACGATCCCGGTGATCGACGTGCTCTCCCCCGGCGTCTCCGGCCTGCGCTTCCGCTGGGACCACACCCAGAAGGGCAACGTGATCTTCGGCCAGGGCCGGTCGATCTCCGGCTCGGCGTACTCCGGGGTGCGGATGAGCGTGGTCGGTGGCCAGGCGATCACCTCCCACGAGCCGTACGCCGCGCTGCGCCAGGTGCACCCGGCCGAGGTGAGCAACCCCTGGCTCAACGACGAGGTGATGCGCAAGGAGGTCTCCATCCCCTTCTCCGAGGGGTTGACCGAGAAGGAGGCCGCCGGCGTCTCCGCGCTACAGCTGCAGCGGGTGGGCGACCCGGGTCTGACCGGGTCGCTGACGCTGATGGAGGACCTGCTCGTCGACGGGGTGATCATGCCCCGCCAGCTGGTGCGCGCCGGAATCTCGATCCGGATGCGGAACCTGCTGGGCGAGGTGGACGGCATCGTGGCCCACGTCGTGGAGGTCTCCCGCGACGCCCAGGGCAACCCCACGCTGACCTGGGACACCAAGTACCGCGACCAGCTCACCGTCCAGGAGATGCGCAAGCGCGGCCGCGACGCGATGCGGGTGCCCCGGCTGCTCACCGTCGGCAGCTTCGAGCCGAACGTCCCCGACCTGATCTTCCCGTGGTCCTACGAGGGCGGCTCGGGCTACCTGCCGGCGAGCTCGGCGACGCTGTGGCAGGGCCCGACCACCCAGCCGCGCAAGTACGAGGCGATCGGCTTCCCCTGGACCGACCTCACCAGGGACCGCCCGCCGAAGAGCCCGGCCTGGGAGAACTGCTACGCCAAGATCGGCCCGGTCGACTACGAGGACGCCTCCAGCAACTGGGCCACCCGGGCGGTGGGGGACTTCCACCGCGGCTACCCGATGATCCTCGGCGCCGCCGGCAACATCCGGCTGATCCAGGTCGCGGCCTTCGACGAGGACGGCAACGTGCTGCCGGTGAGGTTCCACGTCGGCCTCTACTACTCCAACACCGTGGACCCCACCCACATGCCGAAGATCCCGGCGATCCCGGCCGACTACATCGCCGACCTGAACCGGGCCAAGTCCGACCAGCTGCGCGGGACGACCTTCAACTACAAGCCCGGGCAGCCCTACCCGTTCTTCCACAACGCCTTCAACACCGGGTACAACCCGGACGGCACGAAGGTGATCAGCACCAACCAGGTGAGCACCGCGGCGCAGATGATCGTGGCCTACGGCAACGGCTACGAGCAGGCGGGCTTCTGGCCCGGCAACCAGGACGCCGGCGACGCCCCCAGCGGGATGTTCTCCGACGAGTCCGGGTTCTCCTTCGACTTCATGGAGAATGTGCCCAACCGCTTCCCCGGCGGCGGCTACCGGCACCTCACGCCCGGCGAGGCCACCGCCGACATCGTGACGGCGTACGTGATGATCTACTGCGACGACCACGGGGACGAGCCGGTCTACTTCCTGGGCCGGGCCTATCGCGACGAGCCAGGATCGAAGGCCTGACATGACCATGATCATCGGCACCACCTACTCCTACGAGATCATCGACCTCAGCGTCTCCCAGCCCACCTGGGCCGGGCTGTTCCACACGATGCCCACCCTGATCGACCCGCTCTCGGCCGAGGTCGCCGGCGGCGGCTACGCCCGCCCGGCGGCCACGCTGCAGCGCTCAGGGCGGCGGCTGGTCAACGAGAACGCGCTGATCTTCCCCGGCGTCCCGGCCGGGATCATGGTGGCGGTGGGGCTGTTCACCGCCGCGACCAACGGCGAGTTGTGGCTGGCGACGTCGTTCTCCCCGCAGGTGACCACCCCGGGTGGGAAGTCACTGGTGCTGGAGCCCGGAGAGCTCGCTTTCGCGCTTTAGGCCAAGACGGAAAAGGGCATAAAAAAAGGACCCGGTTCCCCCGCCCGAAGGCGGGGGAAACAGGCAGTGGAATAGGCCTAGAACGCAAAGAAGGCCCGGGTGCGGGCCCCGCCCTCGGCAGAGGAGACGGGGCCCGCGTTGGGCAATCCGGTTGGGCGCACTCTGACTGTCCAACTGTTCGGGAACAGAGCCCCGGCCTGCGCCGACCGAGACCCTGCCCCGCTCAGGACCAACCAACCTCGAGTCGACGCCTCATCGTCCTCTCAGTCGGCCAATCCCGACCCCGCACCACCACCCATCACGATGGCGGGGGAAATGATTCCGTCAGATTCCAGGGACTCGCCCTGTATGACGGACTGTCGAGGCCCGAACGGGCGCTTCTTGTTGCCGTCCGTGACCTGATGGGTGCTCGGGTACCCCGACCCCCGCATCGGGGCCTTGGGGTAGGTCTCTGCACCGAGCCACACGGCCATGTTCTGGAAGGCGTCCACCGAGGTGGCCAGATGGCGCATGAAGCCGGTCGCTGCTTGGAAGTGCTCCAGTGATCGCATCACACCAGGTGTTGCACGGGGACCTGCGAAGAGTGCCCCCAGGGCGACCACTGCCGCGAGAATGAGTAATACCAAGATCTTCCTCTCGTCTGTTCTTGCTTGGATAGGAGCGAGGCATAGAACCGAGCATTCCGGTCCTTGAGCCGATCCCAATAGGGAATCAGCAACGGGTCGAAGCAGAGCCGCTCGTACGGCTGCACTTCAGCGAAGGAATCCAACACGGCCGTGATGTGAGCGTGACCACCGCAAGGGCGGCAGCAGCCGTTGGCCGGGTCCCAGATGCAGCTGAGGTAATCAGAGGCCCACGACGTCGCCGGGTTCACGGCCGTGAAGCACTCAGCCCTGTGACCGAGCTGCAGCGCCTGATCGCGCAGCGGCACCTCACCGACGAAGTAGAAGTCGTCCTCGGAGAGGCTGCTCGGCATGCAGTTGTCCATCGGCCACATCCGCTCGATCTCCTTGATCGTCTCGGAGATCGCGATGAGCACCTGCTCGTCCTCGATCGGGAGGACGTGATTCACAGGCATCACCATCTGGACTCGGCCGTCCTGGGACAGCGAACCATCCATCAGCTCGTACCACATGCCATCCGGGGCGTGCATCGACCACGGCCCGCTCAGCGAGGGCCAGGTGGAGTGTGAGGAGAGGATGCCTACCACCGGCAGCGCGTCCTCCCCCTCCATCTCGTCGGGTCCGTGGAACTCCTCGAGGTACCAGGAGTCTGGCTTGATCTGGACCCCATCGAGGCACGTCACCGATGCCCACTCAACGAGCATGGGCACCCACAGCGGGTTGGACTCCAAGGAGACGGGTTCTGGGTAGTCGCCGTACTCCTCGTAGTTGTGCAGGCCCCAGCGCCCCAGGGCGAGGCCCCGACCACTCTGATTGGGCACGATCTGCCGCCACATCTCTGCGTCGGAGTCGAACTCGCTCAGGTGCTCGAGGTACCCCAGCCCCGGGGTGCTGGCGGCGAAGGGACCGAGATGGGCTTCGGCCGATCCTTCGCCACGACCTGCATCAGGCTGCAGGGTCACCTGCTACCTGAGGGAGTCGGCTGTCCCGGGGTGCTCGGGACCGCCTTCTTGCCCTGAGCCTGCCCACGCCGGCCCCTGGGCTGCGGGCCGTGCGCCTGGGCGGTGGACCGCTTCCCGGCCGGGTGAGCGACCTCGGCCTCGAGCTCCTTGAGGTGCGCGGCCTCGTCGGCCTCGACCTGTGCGGCGTGCTGCTCCCGCGCCATGTCGACCTCTTCGGGGTCCGTGGTCCCCTCGACGACCAGCTTGGTCTCGCCGTCGATCTCGACCTCGCGGGTCGTGATGACCTTCTCCGTCTCCTGGACGGGCTTGGCCTCAGTGGCCGCGGACTCACCAGTGGCGGGGTCAGCAGGCGCCGCGGCCGGCTGTGCCGGCGCTGCCGGCGCGGACTTCTCCGAGCGCAGCTGGCCGTAGCCGTCGTAGAGGCTGATGCTGGCGATGATGCCGGCGGCGATGCTCATCCCACGCGCGGTGCCGAGCATTGCCGCGAGCGGCAGGCCGACGACCGGGATGGAGCTGACCAGGGCTGCGAGCAGACCCTGGGAGGCCAGGTTGACACCCACGCCGAGGGCGAGGGGCAGAGCCAGCTTGGTCATCGTGGAGGTCGCTGCGTCGTTGGTGGCAGCGGTGTAGAAGTCCTTGTGACCGCGGGAGACCGTGGCGCAGAACTGGTGGAAGGCCAGCGTGGTGCGGATCGAGGCGTTCTCGACCATGTGACCGAGCCGCTCACCGGCGGAGGGCCAGACCCAGCCGACTGCCTTCGCGGAGGCTCGACCGAGCCACCTGGTGCCACGCCCGAGCAGGGAGAGCCCGGTCTTGACCATCGCTCCGGTGAAGGAGGTCACGGTCTCCACGCGGCGCATCACCCAGCGGTAGGAGGGCTTGTGGGCCATCGCGGCGAGCATGGCGAAGCCGGGAAGTCCGGACGGGATGCGCTCCCAGTAGGGCTTCACGAACTGCGCGATCGCGGCCTGCCGCTCAGCGGCCAGGCCACGGACACGGCGGATTGCCTGGAGTACCCGGATCTTGGTTCGGGTCCAGACCGCACGCGGACTGAGGACCTTGACCGCGACAAGGGTCGCGTCCAATTCCTCTACGCCTGAGGCGTCGAATGTCGTCGACATGACGATGCTCCTTTCGAGAGCGTTGGTGGTTGCTGCCGTGGCATCTGTTGCCAGGCCGGGTGCACGGGATCAACTCCCGTGCACCCGGTGAGGGACCAGAGTCCGGACATGCAGAAGGCCCCCAGCGCCGTGGTGCGCCAGGGGCCTTCCGAAGTCTTACGTGGAGCAGTCGCTACGGGGTTTCCGCATCGTGCAGGTTTGCCACTCGGGCGGCTGCTCCGCTCTGCAAGAAGGTATGTAGATCCCTCCTTGCGTACCGCCTATGTTACGCCATGAGACGTAACGGGGTCAAGGACTCATGTCCGAGTAGAACTGGTGACAGCTCACGCAGTACCCCTGGCGGACGTCCTCCGGATGATGGGAGACGCGTCCGCACTGGGGGCAGGTCGTTGACTCCCTCACCGCTTGTTCACCAGCCAGACCTCGGTCTCGCTGATGATCCGCAGCATCTCCCCCGGACGCTTGGCCAACCCCGCGGCCTCGAGCACCCGCGGGTCGGTCTGCACGTGCCGGTCGAGCGGTACCGGCCGCCGACGCGGGCCCTTGTCCTTGCCACGGCTCCGGCGCAAGCCGGAGACGGGCTCGGAGACCTTGACGCTGGCGACCTCCTGGATCTTGCTCATCGAACCTCTCCCTTCTTCGGATCGAAGCCGCAGCGCAGGCAGTGGTGATCGCCCTTGCACTCTCGGCTGTTGTGACAGGACCACTGGTGCAGGTGCAGCCGGCAGGCTAGCGTCGTACGGAACTTCCGGCGCTTCATCGAGCCACCGCCGGCAGCAGCAGTGCGAGCACCGGGAAGAACGCCAGCGCGGCGACCGCGGCGCCGATGTAGGCCCTCGTGGAGGGCCACAGCGTCCCGATCAGCCGTTTGCGCTCCTCGCGGACCTCCTGGAGCCGCCTCCAGACCTCAGTGCGCTCGATCGCACCGGTCATGTCGTCGAGCTGGGCGACCAGCCGACGCTCCTCAACAGCCAGGGCGTCGACCTTGGCCTGGATCGCTGGCCGGTCGATCTCCCCGCGGAACTGGCCCCACCCGATCACTCGCCGCCGCCTTGGATCCGGCGCATGGCGATCATCATGATGCGCTTGGCGACCGTCTCGGTCTTGGCGTTGAGCTCGACGACGGACTCGATGATCTGGTCGCGCTCCTCGTCAGAGGCCTCCATGACGGTGAAGGCGTGCTCGACCAGGCGGCTGGGGTGCAGCGCGTCCTTCAGACCCACGGCGACGACCTCGACAGCCGTCTCGGTGAGGAACTCCCCGATCATCCTGGTCGTCGTCATCACCTGGAGCGCGGCATCGGCGGCCTCCAGCCTCTCCTGCCTGTCCTCGGGGTCCTCGTCCTCGAAGACCGGCCTGGTGCCCTTGGGGGCCCGCGCCAGCCAGTCCTCGACGGACTCACGGGGTTTGCGGCCTGCCATCAGGGGGCCGAAGATCTCACCGGCCTTCTTGCTCAGGGGTGTGACGTTGTCGTTGTCGGTCATGGCTGCCTCCTTGAGGCGTCGATGGGTGGATACGCAAAAGAGCCCCTGAGTCGCACGGGGGGTGACGACTCAGGGGCTCTTCAGGCGAGGAAGCCGCCTGTCTTGGAGCAGGACGGATTCCGCGCTTACCTCTATGTTACGCCATGAGACGATTCAGTGCAACCGTTTCTGCGCGATCAGAGGGCAGTTTTGCGCCATGCAGCAGGCGGAAAGCCACCTCCGGTGAGCCACACGTCCAGGGCATCTACACGCTCCGCGAGCTCCTCCAGAAGGCCCTCGTGGTACTCCCGGCTGACGCCGGGCCGGAGCCGACCGCCCTTCTTGGTCATCTCGATCCGCTTGAGCAAGTCGCGGATCTCGGTCAGGCACTCATCGGGATCCATGGAAGGCCCTCCTCCAGTCGACCTGCCAGCTGGCGATCGCCGAGAAGTCCTCCATCGGGAGCCGCTCCTCGGCCGCCAGGGCCACCGCAGCCAGCTGGGCGTGCACAGCGGCCGCGGCGATGTTCTCGGCCCGGATGCGCGAGGACCACACCTCCGGGTCGTCGTGGTCCGGCTGGGTCTCCAGGAGCCGCTGAGCGGCCTCGTAGTGCTCGGCGCCCGTCACTGGTCGTCCTTGGCCTGCAGGGCCCGCACCAGCGCGGCCTTGAGGCCGTACGGCGCCTCCTGCCACTTCAGCGCCCGGCGGATAGCGGCCGAGGCGGTGGCTTCAGCCGTCACCGCCGCCACTCGCTTGAGGTTCTCCAGCTCGCTCGAGGTCACCAGCACGGAGACCTTGTGGAAGCCCTCCGGCAGTTCCTCGAGCTCGTCGAGCATCCCGGTGATGGTGTTCATCGGCCACGCTCCTCGTCCTCGGCACGCAGCTCGGCTAGGGCCTCGTCGACCAGCTCGAGCATGCCCTTGTAGGTCAACGTCCGGGCCAGGGTGTTGCCTGACCGGGCGAGGAGCCTCTTGCGCAGTGCTTGCAGGTATCGCATCAGATCTCATCCTCCAGAGTCGTGCCGCGGAGCTCGTGCGCAGCGGCCTTGATCATCTCGATGGCCTCCAGGGCTTGTTCCCGGGAGACCGTGGGCCCGGCGTTGTGCCAGATGTGCTCGAGGATCTTCTCGGCCGAGACGGTGTAGGGCAGGTTGGTGTTCCAGTCCTCCTCCTCGGCGAAGCCGATCCCGATGGTGCCGAACTTCGGGAAGCCGACCACGGCCTGGGCCTCGTTCAGTCCGACCCGGAAGACCCAGTAGTCCTCGTCCCCGACCGGCGGGGTGAACAGGATGCCGATGTTGCTGCTGGTGACCAGCCGCGACTCGTCCACGGTGTCGTCCTTGCGCTCCAGCTTCAGCACGCCCGTCACAGGTCCTGCCCCATGTAGTCGGAGTACTCGGAGTCGGCCACGGCCTTCGAGGCGTCCTCGGCCGCGATGATGACGTCGCCCCAGGTGATCGGGGACGCCGCGGTGCGCGGAGCCATGTTCCGCTTCAGCTGCTCGGCCAGCGCCTCGAGTGCCGCGCTCGGCTTCGTGGCCATCAGAGCGCCCCGATGATCGTGAGGGCCTTGACCTTGGCCGGGTCGCCGGTGACCAGCTGCTTGATCACCTGGCTGTCGTCGCTGCGGTGCTTGACCTCCCAGTCGCAGTACTCGGTGGCGGCCTGCAGCAGCTTGTACTTCGTGTCGGGCAGGAAGGCCATCGTCTCCGGCCGTTCCCAGACCTCCATGAACTTCGCGCGCCGGCGGCTCACGCCGGCGCGTTGGTTGTCGGTCTGGTCGGTGGAGTACGGCATCCACTGGTCCAGGAAGTCCTCGACCGTGCCCCGGTGCAGCGCCTGGTCGGCGAGCACGTGGGCCATGATCTTGAACTGGTCGATCGAGGCCAGAGACGACTCGACCGCGAGCTTCGCTGCGTTGGTCCGCTCGGCCCAGTTCCGGGTGTGCCGGATGGTGAAGCCCATCCCGGATGAGTCGATGCTCGACTCCGCCATCGCCTGGGTGTTCGCACAGACCACACGGAATGCGCTCGGCCCCAGCTTCAGGCCGCCGCGGCCGTCGTGTCGGGCGGAGACCACCAGCTGGGGCAGCGTGAGCGAGGAGTCACCCTGGACCTGGATCGGCTCCCCGAGGTTCAGGGTGGCGGTGACGATCCGGCCGCCCTTGAGCACCACCAGGGCCTCGTAGCGCACCTTCGGCACGTTCTGTAGCACGTAGTCGATGATCGAGCCGAGCTCAGTGTTGTCGATGACGGCGTAGGAGGAGGACTGGACGCTGAGCAGCGTCTTGGTGTCGGAGCGGACCAGGCCGACGTACTCGTTGGTGGCCATGGACATCCGGCCCAGCGGCGTCTCGATCTCGACACGGACCGGGGCGGTCTCGGGCTCCCAGTCGAGGTCGGCGAGCTTGCGCGCGTCTTCCCACTTCTCGATCTCTTCGGTGACGACGACTCCCTGGCGATGCCAGGCGGGCTCCCGGTAGAAGAAGCCGGACTCGAACTCTGCGGACATGGTGGTTCCTTTCGGTGGGTGGTGGGTGGTGCTTATTTCGTGCGGTTCAGCGAGTCGCAGATCACGTGACCGGCGATGTCGACGATCAGGCCTGCGTCGTACTCCCCGGCGACCTTCCGTTGGTCTGGATCCCAGAGCGTCCAGCCGCCGACCCGGGTGCAGGACAGCTCATAGCCGTACGGCAGGTTGAAGATCGAGGTCCGCTCGATCCCCTCAGTGGTGATGTGCACGTCGTGGTACGACGGGTTCATCGTGCGTCCTCCTCGGCCTCGGCGCGGGTGGGTGCGCCTTCGCCGTACGTGAGCTCCTCCTTGGTGTAGAGGTGCTTGTCGCGGTCGCGCTCGGTGAGGGCCTCCTCATCCTCGTGCTCGTAGGGCACGTCATCTGGGTGCTCGTCCCAGTAGTTGATCCCGAAGGTCATCGCGGGTAGAACCTGTCGGAGATCTCGTGGCTCGGATCCAGCAGGAAGGTGCCCCGCGCCGAGGCATCCCGCAGGCGCGCGGGCTCCGGCACCTCGTCCGGCGGGTTGACGGCGAACTGCTCGCCGCTGGGTCCGACGATGATCGGCGCCCACCACAGCTGGGTCTCGCGGTAGTGGTCGAGCACCGCCCGCTCGAGCGGACCGTTGTGGTTGTGACAGAGCTCGGAGAACTCCGCCAGGGACAGGGAGTCCAGCGCGATCCGCTGGTCGTCGGTGAGCTCGGTGTCGAGGTAGCCCATCAGCCGGCCTGCGATCCGTAGAGCCGCTCGAGGATGCCGAGGCCGTGCGCAGTAGACCTGAGCCGCTTGTTCATGCGCTCGCCAGTGCTCTCGGACATGTCCTGGTCCGGCCAGTAGTGGTTGCCGATCGAGCTCTCGAGGCTCGCCTTGGGGTAGGCCGCCTGGACCAGCCGAACGACCTGGCTGTAGGCCAGCGTGAAGCCTTCGAGTTCCTCGTGGGAGATCTTCAACCCCGGCTCCTGGACGAGCTCGGTGACATGACTCTCGACCTCCAGCAGTAGGTCGGTCGCCAGCGACATCAGGCGCTGGCGGGGGGTGTGGGACATGATGGATTCCTCTCATTGGGTGGGCGTGTCAGGACGTACTGGGTGGACATTGGTGGACATCTGCTGTCACAGTTGACAGCGTGATGGGTGGGTAAGACAGAAAGGGCCGGCTCCCTGGTGGGGGGAGCCGGCCTTCTGCGTGTCTGGACTTAGTCGCCGGCAGCGGCGGCCGCGGCAGCCTTCGCGTCCCAGCTGCCGTCGTCGATGTAGGCCTGCAGGTCGTCGAGGCGCACCCGGGTCTTGGACCGCTTGGAGTCCGGCGAGGAGATGTCGACGGCCCGCAGCGCGCTGGCGCTGATCAGCCGATACACGTGGGGCTTGGAGCAGCTGAGCCGCTCGGCGGTCTCGTCGATGGTGAGGAGGCGGGTGTCCATGCGCTCCATCATGGTCCATATCGTCTCAGCAGACAACAGGGCCCCGACCGCTCATGACAACGATCGGGGCCCTGCGTTCAGGAGGTCGGGCTCAGTCCAGGTAGGACAGCCCCAGGCGACGGCACTGGTCGCGGGTGAGGTAGCCGGTCGCCTTCTGGCCGAGCTCCTCCTGGTAGGCCTTGATCGCCTTGACCAGTGCCTCGGACCACTCGGTCTTCGGTGAGAGCTTCAGCGCCACGTGGGCGTTGTAGGCCGAGGCCGAGACGACGCCGAGGCGCTGGTCGGCGTGCCGGATGATGTTGCCGTCCATGGTCGCCTGGACGGCCTCGGCCGCGGTGTCGACGGGCTCGGCCTGAATCGCCCGGGCCTCGTCGTCGGTGTCGGCGTCGGTACCGGCGGTGTGGTCGGGGGCCGGAGGCGTGTTGCCGGCGGCGGCGACCACCGCCTCGGTCTGCTTTTCGGTCGGCGCCTTGGCGTCCTCGAGGATCTTCTGCTGCTCCTCGGGGGTGCGGTTGGCGGCGTCCTGGCCGGCCTGGGCCGGAGTCGTGTCTGCCATGGGTGGTTCCTTTCGTTGGGCTGTCGCGTCAGCAGTCCTCATCGTGACACGGGGAGCGCTCAAGGTGAACAGATCAGGGCAGCGGGCGCACCAGCAGCGTCGCCGGGTACTCCGCCGAGGCGTTGAGCGCTGCGGCCCCGGCAGAGAGCTGCAGGGTGGCCAGGATGGTGTAGGTACCGGCCGGGAGCACCGGGCAGACGGTCAGCGAGCCGCCGCCGGCGGGACGGCCGGCCGGCAGGTCCACCTGGGTGCCACCCATCGGCGTACCGCCGATGTTGCCCGGGCGCAGCCGGAAGCGCGCGGTGGCGGCGTCGGTGGCCGTGAGGGCGTCCCAGGACAGCGTCAGCTGGACCTGGGTGGGCTCGGTGAGCACGAACTGGTCGCTGGTCAGCACCGCGACCTCGCTGGTGCCCACAGGGGGCGTGTCGGCCTCCAGGGTCTTCGTGGTGGAGACCAGCCCGCCGATGTTCAGCAGCCGGTAGTTGTCGAGCAGGGTGTCGATCGCCTCCACGGCGTCCTGGATCTGGGTGGCTGCGTCGATCAGGTAGTCGATCCCGTTCTGGGGGAACGGGATGCCCTTGGGGGTCTGAGTGGTCACGAGAGCTCCTAGTAGGTGACGCCGGGGGTGCCGTACTTGATGGTCGGGTTGATCTCCCCGTGCTTGATGCTCGCCTCGCCGTGCTCGGCATAGGTCTGCTCGGTCGAGGCCGTCCTGCGGATGCCGGCGCTCTCCACCCGGTTCGAGGCGTGCAGGGTCACCGCGGCGTTGGCCGCGTCGGTGTGCACGTAGACCGTGGTGCCGTCGGCGCGCACCGAGGTGACGGCGTCGTCCTCGGCCCAGACGGTGCTGGCGCGCAGGGCGCCGGTCGACTCGTCGAAGACGCTGAGCTTGTGCGCGGTGCGGCGGGTGTAGAAGCCTGGCGTCAGGTCCGCGCGCTCGACGGGGCGGACCTCGAGGAAGATCTCGTCGTCGACCGCGACGACGTACATCGCCGGGCCAGCACCTCCCCTGCCGAAGAAGCTGCCGGCCACGTAGTAGGCCCCGGCCTCGACCTTGACCCGGCCCACGAGGGAGCCGCCGCCGCTCTGCGCGGTCGGGACGTCGGTGAGGACCAGGTGGTTGCCGGCGCGGAAGGTGCCCAGGTAGCGGTCGTCCTCGACCGCGTAGAGCCCCAGCTGGGCCTGGAGCACCGGATTGGCCTGGTCGCCCAGGTAGCGGGCGCTGGGCCAGTCCAGGTGGCACACCAGCGAGACCGGCTCGGTGACGAACAGGTCAGGGGAGCGTACGGCGTACCTCGAGCCGGACTTGTGGTTGCCCGGCCCCGTCCCGGTCACCCCAGTGACCGGGAGTCCGGCCAGCAGCGGGACGAAGTTGCGGTCGATGGGCTTCGCGGGGTGAGCGCCGTCCGGCCGGATCAGGCCGGCACTCATCGTGCTCACGCGCTGCCCTTCTCCTCGAGCTCGCCGAGCACGACCTCGCCGCTCTCCGCGGCGTAGGCCGCGATGGCCTTCAGCGCCTCGATGTACTCGGTGCTGGTGCCGCCGATGACCACTGTGGTCTGGCCGGCGGTGGCGGCCGCGGTGTCCAGCTCGAGCAGGCGGACCCGTTCCTTGACCAGGTCGAGGATGAACCTCCCCTTCGGCACGTCGCCCTGGAGCGCGCCCCGCATGTTGGCCTTCACCAGCATGTCGAGCCGGACGAGCTCGAGGTCGAGCAGCTCGGCCTTGGTGGCGTCGTTGACCAGCTCGGCCGCAGCCCTGATGCCGTAGGCGACGGCCTCGCGCGCGTTCTTGGGGGTCAGCCGCATCTTGTCGGCGATCTCCCACCAGTCGTAGCCCTCGGCACGCAGCTTGCGGGCCTCCATGGACTTCTCCAGCCGCTCCTCCTCGAGGAGCGCCGCGGTGGTCTCGCTGACGGTGGCCAGGTGGCGATTACGCGGTGGCACGGTGAACCTCCGGTCGTTGGGAGCCGAGCACGGCGGAGATCCTGTCCCCGCCGTGCTCGGCCAGCAGCTCTTTGCGCTCGGCGCCGTTGAGGCCGCCGGCGATCACCTTGGAGGTGTCAGCGATCGCCACGAGCAGGCACTCCTTGCGCACCGGACACACCTCCCAGCAGATCGCCTTGGCCCGCTCCTCCTGGCGGAGGGTGTGGTGCCGCTTGTCTGCTCCTACCCACAGTGACGGATCCGGCCAGTCAGAGCACGTCGTCAGCTCCCACCAGTGCCGCCTCGGCCGCCATCCGGGCGCCGAGCGCGAGGCAGAAGGCGTCGAGGCAGTCCTGGGTGGGGGCTGCCCTTGCCCACGCGGGATGTCGCTGGGCGACCCACGCCGCGACCTGCTCCTTGTCGAAGCCTCCGTGCCCACAGACGACCTTCTTCCAGCTGCTCGACGCCGTTAGCACCACGGTGGCCCCGGCGTTCCTGGCTGCGAGCACGAGCACCCCGCACACCTGGTTCAGGTCCATCGTGGCGTTACCGCCTCGCGTCGTGGTGAGAGGACGCTCGACAGCCACCAGCGTAGGCCGATGACTGGTGAAAATGCCGGAAGCGGTTGACTCCTGCACGATCAGGTGATCTCCGAGCAACTCCGGCCCGACCTCGGCGAGTGCCCTCTTGGTGGTCGGTCGAGGCCAGTCGTAGTCGTACAGCACGCCCCGGGGCTCCGGGCTGGAGTCGATGATCGCGACCGCCAGCTTCCGCTTCCCGTAGTCGACGCCGGCGTAGAGCGGCGAGTACCTCGAGAGCGATAACTGCCCGCCCACCTGGATGCCGGTCACTTCCCGCTCCCGGTGAAGACCCTGATCTGCGCTTCGAGCACGTCGTCGAGGAGGAACCACTCCCCGATGACGTGCTGCTCGACGAAGTCCCGGTGCAGGTCGTGCTCGGCGTCACCACCGAGCACGACCAGTGCGACCAACGGCGCGGACCAGTCCATCTCCGGCGGGCTGAGCACATGCTGGATCCAAGCCGGGCGAGCCAGCTCGTTGATCCGCCGGCGAGGCTTGTTGGTCGCCCCGATCTTCACCCACCCCTGCCGCTGCACGATGTAGGTCCATTCGTGGATGACGCTGAGCGCGCACCCACAGACCGTGCAGCGGCGTCGGCGCCACCAGTTCTCGGGCACCTCGAAGAGGGGCTCGTGCTCGAGCACCGCAGTCACTTCCCACTCCCAGGCATCAGCGCCGGCATGCCGCCGGTCTCGTAGGCCTTGGTGATCTGCGGGATGACCCACTGCCCGACCGTCTCGCCGTTGGGCAGCATCATGTGCATCGCGAACTCCTGCTCGAAGGTCACGATCCCGGCTTCCACGGCCTCCAGCTTGGCCTTGATCACCAGCGCCAGCGCCCGCCAGCGCTGGCGCACCGCCTGCTCGTAGGCCTCCTCGACCTGGGTCGGGGTGCGCTTGGTCTGCCGGGCCGGGGTGTGGGTGAACTCCCGGGCGGCCTTGTCGGGCAGCGGGAGGGTGAACTTCACCTGCCGGTCGTTGGCCACGAACCCGACGATCGCCTGGTTGCCGTCCCAGCCGTACATGAACGACGTCGCGCCGTAGCGCGAGAGTGTCCGCTCGATCTCCGCGCGTGACCGCCCGGAGTCGACCGAGGTCTTCTCGGCGTAGGTGCTCATCGTGCGGACACCGCAGCGTCGGTGGTGCGGTACTCGCCCTGGGACTTGTCGATGAAGCGCCGACTCAGCTCGATCACTGCGTCGTGCCAGTCGCTCACCACGGTGACCCCCTCGCGCAGCCGGTGGAAGACGTTCTCCGGCTCTCCCACGACCAGGACTGGGAGGCCCAGGGACAGGGCGTAGCCGGTCTCCACGTGCCGGCCACCGCCCCCGCGGTGGCCGGTGGCGCCTTCGGTGAAGAGCACCAGCATGTCCGATTGGGAGATGTCGTAGAGGTCGTCCATCGCGTGCTTGTCGACCTGCTCGGCGGGCAGGTCGGTGGCGGCGCCGGTGGTGCCGTCGTTGATCTCGTGCTTCTCCTCGAGCCAGGTCGAGGTGACGGTGAACCCGATCCGGGTCAGCTCGTCGGCGCAATCCCTGATGTGGTCGCGGGACTCGTAGGCAGATGCCAGGTAGATCCTCATGCGCGGTCTCCTTCGTTGGGGTGGGCCTGCTCGTACGCCTCGCGCAGCTCGTTGGAGATTTTGCCGGCTTTGGGTACTTCGTGGCCGTTCTCGCGAGCCCAGATCCTGATCTGGGCTCCGGGGGTCTTGCCGTGCCCGTCGTTGGGTTGGTCCTCGGGCACGGTCGCGTTGCTGCGCGGACGCAGCTTGGCCCGTTCCTCG